ACTAGATTTAGGTTCCTAGCCAATGATGCCCCGCATAAAAGTCTACACGATAATACTATAGCGGAAAAACACAAAGTTGATTATTCAAGATTTAATCTTAATCAGAAGAGGGAATATTGGGATAATTATCTTAAAACACTAAAATCTGGAGATAGTTTCATAGAACTATGCTCAAATCGAATTGATATAAGAAGATCGGCTAGTCGATTAGGATATAAAGTAATTAGTAAAAACACAGAAGATAAAGGCATAACTAGATTTTGGGTTGTAAAATGAAATTAGGAGATAAGGTTGTTTATTTGGAAAGACCTAATGAAGTGTATATAGTGAATAACCTAGTATCCTTTGGAACAGACAAAGACATTCAATGTGTAAACGAGAAAAACAAAGCTATTATATATAACTTACCTAAAATCAAATTAATTGCGTACCCTTTAACAAGATTACAAAAAGTAATCTACGGAGTAAATTAAATGAAAAACTGGTTACTTAAACTATATCATGCTTTTTTAAAAGGTCTATCAAAATACTTAGTTACGGAATTAAAAGAATTTATGTTTGAAGAAATCTATAAAAGATATAAGTTTGAAAAATGGGTTTCTCTTAACGGGGAATTTATAGTTCGTCAGAGAGCTATATCTGCAATGGAAAATCAGAGGCGCCCTTCTGATGAAGAACTATATAATCGGTTCTCTAAAACCAGAATTAGTGACCGCCCTACATTAGATACTATCGATTTAGCTTCAAATACAGAAGAATAAGTATTAAAAAGTAAATAATATCATATACTTGTAATTATACTAAAATTATATGTCAAATTTATTGACATATCATAATAAGTCATATATTATTTATACAGGAGGAATAATGAAATTAATCAATAAATTAAAGTCTTACTTACCAACACCTTTACCAAAAGGGCTAACTGAGTTTAATATTTGGGCGGATAATATTATCGAATTATCAGGGAAATATGCTGATATCGATTCAATGAAATGGACCCTTTGTAACATTGTCTTAAGTTTGCCAACTACTTGTAATTCAAAACCAAAGAACCATTTTGTTAAAGTTTTGCATAAAGCAGCTGCTAACCAAGTAGTTTCTTATGCTATTAATGAAATTAAAGATAACCAAAAAAGAATGGCTGAAGAACAAGCCAAAAAACAAGAAGTAACAGCATCAGATAAGACAACAAGTGGCGAAGAAACGAAAACTTAATTATATCCAAGAACGGAATAAATGGTACGCGAAACTTAAAAAAGAAGGCTTTAAAGATATCGAGTCCTTAAGAGGACAGACAAAGGTAGATGAGTCTGATAGAATTGGTAGAAATACTTTTACTAGACTACCACAAGGCGCTGCATCTGAAAATAAACTTACTGTTTTACCCGGCGCAGATACCTCTAAGAATAGACGAGAACGGTTTAAAACTGCTTATATCGTTCATAAAGCTAAAGAAGACTATTATTATATGACAGAACAATTCCTTAACTCTTATGATTTTGAATCAGGCCTAGAAAAAGTAATATGGGAGTATCATTCTAATGGGATGTCTAAAAGAAATATAACTAAAACATTGTTAGGCGTAAAAATTAAAATCAATAGTACTAAAGTATGGCAGATCATAAATAAACTGTCAAAAATCATGAAAATAGAATTTGGAGTAAAGTAGTTGGACGATTTTTCAGAGTTATATGATATAAGAGACAGCGTGGATGACGACAGGAACTTCATTCTCTCTACGGCTTTACGTGGATTATATTATGGTGATAGTTGGTTCTCATTGATTCCCAAAGACATATTTATGGGGTATTATGAGCCTATTCTTAAAGCTATGATACTGAAGTGTAATGTTAAAGTCGCATGCCTTCCAGATGACCCGTCAGTCATCATAGGATATAGTATTTTAAGCCCAGATTATCAGGCAATTGTATGGGTATATGTAAAACAAGCATGGCGAAAAAAAGGTATAGCCAAATCTTTAGTCCCTAAGCATCCTATTGCTGTCATGCACCTTACTAGATTAGGCAAAACTTTATTAACTAAGTTTCCAACTACTATATTTAATCCATTCTTTCAACTTAACTAAAGGAGTTATAAATGAAAGGTTTTTCAAGCAGATTCATGAAACGAGATAAACAGGTTTCTCTTAAACCACAGCCGCCACGAGAAATCAGCGAAATTACTAAAGAATATTCAGAGCAACTAGGTAAAGCTGCTCAAGCTGGGTACCAAGTCTATGTATATCAAAAAGAATTGGCTCGATTAAATGACCGACTAGAACAGCTTAATCTAGAAGCTGCTAGTCGTAATAAACTAGACTTAGACACTAAGAAAAACGAGGTTGCAGATGAGCAAACTAAATAATACCAAGGTTGATTATGCTAGAGCCCACGGCACGGTATTTGTTCCAGATCTAGGACAATTTGGACCAGAGTTAAATGTAAAGACTCCAGGCGGTAGAATCAAGGATATGGAGATTGATGAGCCTTTTCTGGTAGTTACTATCGAAAACAATTTGAAACAGTTGGTTACTATTCCCGTACCTTTAGCGAATGTATCACATATGAGAACGGCTCCTAAAGTTGAAAAGAATAATAAAGCCTAATACGTCTCTTAAAGATGCTAGCGGTTCATATTATAATCCTTATGATAAATTAAGGCTTACTAGTATGTTCCCACAGCAAGATGCATTTGTTAAAGACGATTCAAGATATATAGCCGCGCAGTGTAGTCGCAGAGCCGGTAAATCTAACGGCCTGGCACTGCGTTTTTTTAACACAATGTACAAATACCCTGGTTGTTCCTGTATATACCTAGCCCTTACTAAAGACTCGGCTAAAGATATTATGTGGCCAGTACTTCAAGAATTGAACGATAAGTATAACCTTGGGTGTGAGTTTAAAGAGTCTAAGCTGATTATGACTCATCCTAATGGCTCAAGACTTATGCTTTATGGTGCAGACATGCCAAACTTTATAAGACGTCTTAAAGGACAGAAATCACCAGGTATAGGGGTTGATGAGAGTCAAGATTTTGGAGTACATTTAGAAAGTCTTATAAATGACGTTTTAACTCCTATGTTAGTAGATTATAAAGAATCATGGTTAGCCATTGTAGGAACACCAGGGCCAGTGCCTCAAGGATATTACTTTGAGGTGACTAATAATAAGAGATTTGGGTATAGTGTTCATAGCTGGACTATTTTAGATAATCCATACATTGTAGATGCCAAAGACTTCATAGCAGATATGATAGCCAAAAGAGAATGGCAACCTGATCATCCAACACTCCGTAGAGAGTGGAGAAATGAGTGGGTTTTAGATACCGAGTCTCTTTGGATTAGGTATAAAAAAGAGATTAATGATTTCGATACTTTACCCCTTGAAGTAAAGAAATGGAATTATGTCATGGGTATTGATATCGGGTTTAAAGATGCCGATGCCATTGCAGTACTAGCCTGGTCAGACGAGTGTAAGACTACATATCTAGTAGAAGAGATTATTACTACTAAACAAGATATTACTTCTCTTATGGAACAAATAGAAAGTACTCGCAAAAAGTATAATGCCTATAAAATGGTTATAGATCAAGGCGGTCTTGGCCTTAAAATAGCCGAAGAGATGCGTAGAAGGCATGCCGTTCCTGTAGAAGCTGCAGATAAGAAATTAAAGGCTGAGAATGTAGGTATATTAAACGACGAGCTTAGATTAGGTAAATTAAAGGCTAGGGCCAATTCTAGATTCGCTCAAGACAGCTATATGATCCAAATCGATTGGAAGCATAGCCGACCAGATAAAATAGTTATCAAGAAAGATCCTCATAGCGATATAATCGATGCCGTTCTCTACGCCCATAAAGAATCATATGCTTTTACATATGAGCCAGAGGTTAAGAAACCTAAGTACGGATCAAAAGAATGGGCAGAAGCTCAACAAGGCTCTATGTTTGAGGCTGAATTAGCTGGAATGCAGCAAGAACAAGACATTAATCGTAAATTATATGGTGATTTTGACTAATTATTACCTAATACGCTATATTAAGCCTCGGAGGGTATATTCTTCCATTTCTTAATAAAGCAAAAAAACCTCAAACTGGCGTTATAATTGCTACTAGATCACCTGATAAACAAAGTGATAATCAAGAAGATAGCCGTCCTCTTCAATCATGCGCTAAAGAACTTATAGACGCAGTACACGCAAAAGACCCTAATGCCGTAGAAACGGCTCTAAGATCCGCTTTTCAAATCCTAGACTCTGAGCCCCATGAAGAGGGTGAATATATCCAGCCTCATAATTACGAAGCATCTAAAACTAAATAAAGGAAATTATGCCCCTTATTAAATCAAAATCTAAAAAAGCATTCTCTAAAAACGTTGAAACAGAAATGGATTCAGGCAAACCTCAAAACCAGAGTCTTGCAATTGCATATTCTGTTAAACGTAAAGCTAAGAAAAAAGCATCTGGCGGTACTGTAAATTCTGGTAGTTCTACAATGAATTACGCTGATGGTGGCGATGTAGATCACGTTAAAGAATTAGACGAAACAAAACAAAAACTTTTTGATCATTTGCAAAATAGTAGATTTTCAAAACCAGATTCCGCTGAAAAAAAAGCAGATATAACTAGACTAAAAGCTAAAAAAGCAATGCATGAAGCTGCATTATCTTCAAAATACGCAGAAGGCGGCGAGATATCAGCTAAGACTGAGAAACGCTCAATGCCTAATATGAAATACAATGATTCTATGCAAGTAGGCGAAAACTCTAATAAAAAAGAGCTTATTGATGACCAATGGACTTCTCGCCCAGACATTAAACAAAGTACTAAAGGTATGAGAACAACTCCTATCAAGCACCCTAAAATGGTTGCATCAAATGTATTACAAGCACGCCTTCGTGATGAGGAAGATGACCTCCAAACCTCAGCAGGTGTTAATAATGGACCTCAACGTCAACCGCCTGAACATGACAATGAAGAAGACCCTAATCGACAAGGCAAGACTCCATATGATGAAGCAACTAGCCGCAGAGGCTATGCAAATGGCGGTACAGTAGATCCTGATCATTCAGGTAATACCCATAATCTTAAAGTAGACAACGAATATGGCGGTAATGCAGAAGAAGACAACCAAGAAGATCCAGCTGGTTTAACAGAAGATAATGATCAGATGCGCCCGGCTAAAGAAGAATATATGGCTGATCATATGCAAATGCTTGCAGAAGGCGGTATTGCAGATGAAGAAGAAATCGAACATGCAGCATCTATTGCAGCTGCTATCATGGCGCGACGTAAAATGGCATCTGGGGGTTCTGTTGAATCAGGTTCAGAAGATATGAATATGGCTGATGGCGGTCAAGTCGATATAGAAGATAACAACAATGAAGAGCCAAACGAGTATTATCATCTAAATGAAGAAGATGTACTAGATCATGATATGAATGCTGGCATGCCATCAAACGGTCAACCAAAAGATTCTAATGAACATGGTGATGTATTAGAAGACGAAGATGAGCACAGCGGTTCACTTGCATTTAAGATTCGCGCTAAATCTAAGAAACGTTCGCCTATCACAAGGTAAATAATGATTAAAGATATTAAAGACTTAGCCAAGGTTATATCACTTTGTCGTAAGACAGGTGTTGCCTTTCTTAAACTAGGTGATTTAGAACTCCAATTAGGTAATTCTCCTATTAAACCGTCTAAGTTCTTATCAGAGATTCCTGAAGCTAACTTGAAAATACCTAAACCTAATCTAATCGATCAAGGTCCAGATATCATCGAAACACCAAATGCATTATCAGAAGAGGATCAACTCTTCTATTCCGCTAGAGAGCATAATAACTAATGAAGGTTAAAGCCAGCAAAGCTCCTAACTCAGTTACTTTCAAGACAAAGCCAGACATGGCTAACATGACTCTTGAACAATGGTGGACAGTAAAGGACTCAGACAAGGCGGCATCTTTTATGCTGACTTCTGCCGCATATTTAAAAGAGTCTCAGAATTTTATATACCGACAAACATCAATATATGCAAGGCTTTATGGAAATCAGTCTCTATACTCTTTCGCTGGGGCCAATACGAATAAGATGGATGACCAGAAAGGGCTTCCGCAAGACCGCCCCACATTTAACCTCATACAGTCTGTTACTGACACGCTGGTCTCTAGGATATCGCAGAGTCGCCCTCAGCCTGTGTTCCTTACCGACAATGGCGATTACAAACAACGTAACCTCGCAAAAAAGCTCAATAATTTCATCCAAGGCGAGTTCTTCTCGACTAAGGCTTATGAAAAAGCCACAATAGCACTAAGAGATGCATTAGTCCAAGGCACTGGTATTCTTCATGTATATGAAACTCCTGATCATAAAGCCGAATTAGAAAGAGTACTTCTTACAGAGTTACTTATAGACCCTAATGAAGGTATGTATGGAAACCCGAGACAACTTTATCGTATGAAGTTAGTTGATCGTGATGTCCTTCATGCAGCATTCCCTAAACTAGAAGAAAAGATTATTCTAGCAGCTAAAGGTACCCCAGACAATAGCTCAGACTCATCTAAATAAGTATCAGACTTAGTAATGGTAGTAGAAGGATGGCATCTACGTTCAGGTAAGAATGCCAAAGACGGTAGACATACCTTGGCTATATCTACTGGCTCATTATTAGATGAAGAATATATCAAAGATAGATTCCCGTTCTCATTTATTCATTACTCACCAAGACTACTAGGTTTTTGGAGCCAAGGTGTAGCCGAACAGCTTATGGGAACGCAAATGGAGCTGAACTCAATTTTATACACTATCTCTAGAGCAATTAAACTAGTAGGTGTACCAAGAGTATTCCAAGAAGACGGTTCTAAAGTCCTTAATGCCGCCCATAACAATGAGATAGGCACGATAGTAAAGTATCGAGGTACTAAGCCAGAATATGTAGTAGCTCCTTGTAATGCCCCAGAATTATACGCCGAAAGGGATAAGCTCATATCTTATGGATACCAACAATCGGGGGTATCAGCCCTACAAGCATCTAGTCAAAAGCCTCAAGGCCTTGACTCAGGTGAAGCTATCCGAACGTATGACGATATTAGTACAGATCGTTTTGCTAGTCTTGCTCGTCGCTATGATAATCTTTTTATCGACTTAGCCTATCAAATAGTTGATCTTGCTAAGGATATCGCAACAGAACAAGGCGAGTATAGCACTGTTTATCCTAACAAGAATGGAACAAAAGAAATCGACCTTCCTAAAGCAGCAATGATAGAAGATGCATTCATTGTACAGTGCTTTACACAAAGCTCATTGCCTAAAGACCCAGCAGGTAGATTAGCCAAAGTAACTGAGATGGCACAAGCAGGTATGATAAGTCTTCAAGAAGCACGACGATTACTTGATTATCCTGATCTAGAACAGATAGAAAAGCTAGCTAATGCTGCCGAAGAGCGTATCTTATCGATACTTGATGATATCATAGAATCAGGTAAATACACAAGTCCAGACCCTTTCATGAACCTAGATCTTGCAACACAGCTAACAACCCAGTATATAAACCTATACGCCCCAGCTAAACTTGAAGAAGCAAAGATGGCTAAACTAAGAGACTTCTTTTCCCAAGTCCAAGACCTTAAACAAGCAGCACAACCTCCACAGGTAGCACCCCCTGGTGCTCCAGGAGCCTCACCACAAGACGGAAGCCCACAAGCCGTACCTCAGGCCCCAAATCAATCTCCTTTATTACCAAACGCTCCTCAGGCCTCTTAAAATATGAAAATACCATTTACTAAACTAGAGATAAATTTTTTGCATGTCCAAGACACTAGCCTTAAAGCATTCCCGGCAAATATACGAGCCCTAGACTTACGAAATAATGCAAAACTAATATTCCAATTAAAACTAACCGTACCAGGAGTAAAATAATGAAAATCATTCCAGTAGCTAGTCCACATGCCGTAGCCCCAGTAACAAGTAATGCTACTGCTGCTAGGGCTAAAGCCATAGAGGCATTTAAAGCCGCTTCACCCACACCTGATGTTAATACCCAGGCTCAACCTCCAGTAAATCCTAATTCAGTCCAAGTAGAAGAGCTAGGCGCAGTAAAAGCATCTCAAGCCCCTGAAACTACTGAAGAAACTGTAGAGCAAAAAGCCCAAGTTGAAGTCAAACCAGAACCAGCTAAACCTGTTTCTGAAGAATGGGCGAAACTTGCAAGACAAGAAAAAGCAATTCGTGCCAAAGCCCAACAACAAGAACAAGCCTTTAAACAACGTGAAGCAGCATTACTAGCTAGAGAATCAGAAGCCAAGTCCAAATCTGAGTTCAACCAAAAAGGCTATGTCTCATTAGACCGTATTAAAGCAGATATCCTAGGTGTAGCACAAGAAGCAGGTATCTCATATGATGAGATAGCTAATCAGATGCTTAACCCATCTAAAGTCGATCCTAGAACCCAAAGTCTATTAGACAAGATGCAAGCCAAAATAGACGCTCTTGAAAAATCTACTTCAGAAAACTCTACTAGACAGACTGAGGCTCAACAACAAGCCTATAACTCAGCTGTACGTCAAATCGAATTAGATACTAAAGCCTTGATTCGATCAGAACCAGATATTTTTGAAGCCATTAACCAAACAGGCTCTATTAAAGATGTAGTAGAACTCATCACAGAGACATTCAACAAAGATGGTATCCTCATGACTGTCGAAGAGGCAGCACATGAAGTAGAACAATACCTCGTAGAAGAGGCAGAAAAACTTAGTAATATGAAAAAAATCCAGAGCAAGCGAAATGCGGCCCAAGTACAAGCCACACCAGCTAAAACGCAGTCACCAAGCTCGCAATCTCAGACAAGTCAGTCAATAAAAACCTTGACAAATGCCACATCTAGCACCCGGAAGTTGGGAGCCAGAGAACGTGCTCTATTAGCATTTAAAGGCGAATTAACAAAATAATCTGACATGGTGTTGGGTTATAAATTTTAACATTAAGGAGAATTATTATGGCAGCAATTTTTGCCAATAGTTCGAATCAAATTGCAGCTCTTAAAGAGCTGTATACAGACGATTAATCCTTGTCGTCTGATGTTCGTGATCATGTATGAAGGAATACATGAAAGATCTAGTGTATAAGGAAAATCCATTCCTTGCACTAGTTCCAAAAGATGAGAGCCCCGACGGTTTTGCTGGTAAATATATTCCAGTTCCATTGGAATATGGCAATCCTCAAGGACGTTCTCATACATTTAGTAATGCGCAAAATCAACAAACAGCTACTTCGCTTGTTAGTTTTTTCGTGTTTGTTATTGAAGATTACCAATTGGTAACGATCACTAACTTACTTATGGAACAAACCAAAACAAACGCAGGTGCATTTGTAGATGCAGCAAAATTACAAATGGACGGTAGAGTCTGCCGCTCGACTTAGTAATAAGTCGATGAAAATTGGTCAAATACGGTGAAGGCTGAAATGCTAATACCGTGCTAAATACGTATCATAATAGGACGTATCAGTGTAACGCGTAGTACTTGAAACTGTCAACTAGATTTGATAGAATAAAATAGTACCAAGAGTGACCAAAAACCCTCGGGGTTTAAAATGTACGCTGAACTAGATCAAAAAATTTGTACTAAGGATGGACAATTACATTCATTATCAGATTTTCATAAGAATAAAAATCGTAAAGATGGTTATTCTGCTTGGTGTAAGATTTGTAAGTCTGAAGCAGATGCTAAAGGTTACAAAAATAATCCTAGCAAAATTAAGCTAGCTACTAAAATGTGGAAAGCTAAAAATTCTGATAAAGTAAAAGTATCAAATGCTGGATATAAGAAACGAAATCCAGATAAAGTGAATGCTAATACTAGAAAGTACAAACGAAAGAATAGAGGAGTAACTAATGCTAATACTGCTAAACGCAGAGCAGCATTATTACAAAGAACTCCCAAATGGTTATCAAAGACTGAACTAAATCAGATAAAAGATTTATACAAAGTCGCAGCAAAACTAACCATTTCTAGAGGAGTTTCTTATGAAGTAGATCACATTATTCCGCTGCAAGGCGAGAATATTAGTGGATTACATGTTCTTTCTAATTTACAGATTCTTACGCAAGATGAAAATATTCGTAAGAAAAATAGATATAAGATCTAGAAGTAAAGGATAAAAAGCCTTTACGATAACATGCGGGATTCCGCAATATCACGAACAATATCGCTAAACTCATTGGCGATATTAAACCCACTCTGATTGACTTGGACGCCTAGAAGTAGGTAACAGGGCGCAAGGCTTAGGCCAGCGTGAACGACTAAGTGAGAGGGCGGCGAAAGCTGATGCGATAGTCTGAGCTACCGTATAACATAATAAGCGGTAGAGGTTAGCAGAAATGACTAACCCCGGTTAACCCCGAGTAACAATCTGTTTGAGTTGTTTGGTGATGGTACAGCAACACGCGGTACGACTACAGCAGCATCGACTCAAGTCGGTGGTACAGCAGTAGGCGGAGTAACTCTCCCACTTTCAAATGCAAATCAAATCGTTGCATTCGAAGTAGGTCAGTTGCTTGTGGCTTCGGCTACACCAGGTGGTGCTCCAAGTACAGATACAGTCCTTGTAACTGCGGTTAACCGTGCAACAGGTGTGATTAATGGTACAGCGTCAGCTGCGACATTAAGCGCTAACTGGGCGATTGGTACAGGCGCGGCTTCATTGACAGTATCAGGTGATCTACCGTCTACAGGAGCAGCTAATACTGGCTCGTTTTTGGCTCTTTCAGGCTTAGCGGCTTGGATTCCAACAACTAGCCCAAGTACTACTGACTCTTTCTGGGGCGTGAATCGCAGTGCAGATCCTACAAGATTAGCTGGCCTACGGTTCAATGCCGCAAGTCAGACAATTGAAGAAGGTATCACTAATGCATTGGCATTCACTAACCGTGAAGGCGGTAAACCAGATCTTTGTATCATGGACTTTGCATCATATGCAGGACTTGTTAACGCATTAGGCGCTAAAGTCCAATACGTTGAGGTTAAGCACGATGAAGTAGAGGTTGCTTTCGAAGGTATCACGTTCCAATCAGCATATGGTCGTGTAACGATCCTGGCTGACCGCTCGTGCCCTCCGCAGACAGCTTATCTTCTTACCATGACTACATGGAAGATGCGAAGCCTTGGCAAAGTACCCCATATCCTTACTTATGGTATGGAAGGCCTAGAAGGCTTACGTGTAGGTAATGCAGATGCGTTAGAAATCCGAATTGGCTATTATGGCAATTTGATTTGTAGCGCTCCAGGCTTTAACTGTGTTGTAACTCTGTCAAGCTAACCTAACTAATAGAGCTTAATGTTCTATTTTGAGCCAAGATGTAAAAGTCTTGGCTTTTTCTTTTTTATGGTGTATTATTAATCTATGAAAACCACACAAGCGCGAATGTATGTTGAAGCAGTAAAATATTGTGATTATTATATTAACAGTGACAGGAGGAGCTTTAGATCTGGATGGCGCTCCCGCGACAAAGACCTCAAAGTTCAACTTGGGTTGCCGAATGAGTGTGACTTAGAAGAAGTGGTGCTGAAGATGAAAGAGGCGCTGAAGTTTACGACAGAATATTCAGGCGGGATATATCCCGAAGATGACCACGAACATTTGTGTAAGGCAAAAGTTAAATGTTATTTTGCCCTCGCGCCATTCAAGAAAGTGGAGTGATGAAAGAATTAATCGAGATATTTAGAATGACCGAAATTTCGCCTTCAATTCGGGCCAATCTATTATTCAAAATGGGTGAACTTATAAACTATCAATTTGCTTCTAACGTTACTGAGCCCGTTATTTTTGAATTGGTTTCTATCTTAGATCCAAAACATCCAATGTTATCAGACGAGCGCTTTAGACGATTGGCTGGAGTTAAACCATGACCTTCAAAGATGAGCGCGATGAGCGAACCATAAAATATGTCGGAGAAGCTAAATTAGATAACGGCTCCACAGATTGGAATAAAGCATTTTCGCAAATGAATTTCAGAAATGGCGCTAACTGGGCGCTGACAAGCGAGCTAGTGCGGCAGATGGCTGAGGCGCTAGTGAATTGCGAGCGTTATTTGCAATGGAATTCGTGTGATTTATCCACTAACGACAAAACAACTCAAAGACTTAAAGAGCAAATAGATGAGTGCAATAATGTTTTAGCCGCTTACCAAGCCGCCATTAAAGAGATTGAAGGGGAGAAGTGAAAAAATACATTCCTAAGTTAGTCGAAGGCACTGATGACCAATATAAAATTTATAACGAAGACAGAAGCGTAATGTTTTGCGGTGATCAACTAGATGAAGAGTTTGTGAAAGTTGAGGATGTTCTTTCGGCTATAGAAAGTGCTGAAGGCGATATTGATTATTTGGAATTTAAACTGAAAGCCAAGCCATGACAATCCCCACAACCACCCTTGTATCTTACGACTCAGCCGTGCCAGGCCATTATTACACTTGTGGATGTGGCTCTACTTTGGTTTTCGGTTTTAATAAAAAGATGCGTGGACATCACGGTGTTGACGTTGAATTTTATGATCCCTGGTATACACGACACGATGTCCATGAGTTAGAGCAAGAAGCTAAAATGGCGAGGATGTTATGACCGACGACAAGATAACGAGCATAAGATTATATTAATGGATAAAATTATATTGAAAGAAGTTAAACGTCAAGATAAAGGAGAATGGTAAAAATGAACGATCAAACAAAGACCCAGAAAGAATATCCAGATTTCTGTAATGAAGTCAATAGCTTAACATCAGAACAACTAAAGGCTCGTATCGTCCAACTTCAACAAGCCTTGTCTGAATCTGAAGAACATAAAAACTCTAATGAAGTCCTTCAAGCAGCTAAAGCCGAGATTAAAGAGCTTTCAGGCCCTTATCGTGATGTAAAAAAGGCAGTAAAATCTAAAACAGCATATATCTTAGAACTTTTACGAAATCAAGGTAAATAATGAGTAACGAAAATAGTATACTTTTAGAAGGTAATTGCTTAGACCGTCTTAAAGATCTAGACGATAATAGTATAGATTCGGTCGTGACCGATCCACCGTACGGTCTGTCGTTCATGGGAAAGAAATGGGATTACGACGTACCAAGTGTTGATCTATGGCGTGAAGTGTTTCGCGTACTTAAGCCTGGCGGTCATGTTCTTAGCTTTGGAGGAACTAGAACTTATCACCGTATGGTTGTTGCTATTGAGGATGCTGGATTTGAGATTAGAGATCAGGTTCAATGGCTTTATGGCTCTGGCTTCCCCAAGTCTCACGACATCTCAAAAGCGATAGATAAAGCGGCGGGCGAATCTCGCGCCACCGAATACAAACCAAATTTCAAAAACAACGATTATGGAAAAGGAATGGGCGGCGGCGAATGGAATGCACCAAGTGAACCGCCAAAGTCTGCAGACGCGAAACGCTGGCAAGGCTGGGGCACCGCTTTAAAACCCGCTAATGAGCCTATATGTCTAGCACGTAAGCCTTTAGAAAAAGGGTTAACTGTTGCCGAGAATGTTTTGAAGTACGGCACTGGAGCTTTGAATATTGATGCGAGTCGGATTGGCTTTGCAAATGAAGCCGACGCTAAAGCGGGACGTTCTGAAAGGCCTACAACTTCAAAAGGCTTTCAAGCTTATACCGAAGGTGAACACGACGCGCTTGATAGAAGTGATAGGTCTCATATAACAGGCCGCTGGCCAGCAAATATCATCCTCGACGAGACTGCCGCTGAAATGCTGGATGCGCAGAGTGGTGAGAGTAAATCTCAAGGCGGCGGTAAGAAAGCCGGAGTTAAGTACGGCTCAATTATGGGTAAAGTTTCAGACAAAGATATTGGGTCTGAGGGTTATTATGGCGACACTGGCGGAGCCTCACGTTTCTTTTACGTCGCGAAAGCCAGCAAAAAAGAACGCAATGCTGGGCTTGAGCGGATGCAAGATGGCGTCGTTACTGGCGAGCGTAATAATTCTGCGCAGGCCAATCATCATCCGACCGTTAAGCCAATAAAACTCATGGAATATCTCTGCCGAATGATCACTCCACCAAATGGAATAATCCTAGATCCGTTTATGGGCTCAGGCTCCACAGGCGTAGCAGCTGTAAAACTAGGGTATATATTTGTAGGTATAGAAATGAGCGAAGAGTATTTTGAAATCGCAGAAAAACGTATTAAAGTCTCATAGTAACGTCATTAAAAAGTCCATTTAATCACTATTTTACGCTCCAAGATAGTTTTGGATAGGTATATAGCTCCGCCTATATAAAACCTAACCTCTTCGGGAGCTTCTTTTTCTATATCATTCTGAATCTTTTTGGTATAAGATGATACCATGTCATCTGCTCCTGTATATCGAATATATGCGTCCCTAGTCTTTTTATTAGCCTCTGGATTATGACCAAAAGTAGTTATACCAGTAATTATCATTAAAAGGAATATACCACTTGACTCCATGTATTATATTAGCTCGATTTAAATAAAAAATCAATTAAAGTTTTTTATGTAATCTTCCGAATAGTCATAAGAGGTGATTATGAGAGTATATTTATTTAAAATAGTGACAATAACAGATTATACAGTTATTATGGGAGTATATGCTAGGAATTTTAAAGAAGCCCGTTCTATTGCAAATTCGACTTATCCTAATTCGATTATTATTCTTGTTTCGCAGGAATCCTAGATTTAAAGTAGGCGATACAGTCGTAAGTAAAACTGATCTTTATGTGTTTACGCCACCTACATATTATATGAAAGTAGTTAAAATAGAAAAAGATACTATTATTGTTAGACATCCTATAGCAATAATAGGCCTACTATTTTATCGACCAGACGATCTTGTTAAAATCGAGCTTACTAAATTAGAAAGGGTTATTTATGGATTTGAATAAAACTCGTAAAGACTATATAAAAACAGCTGAAATACAAGGCTTGTCTCGTAAAACTACAAAACAAGAACAAGAATGTATTGGATATGGCTGGGATATGTGTTTAAATGAAATAAAAGCTAAAGTAAAATTACTTTTACCCGATAAGGAATATAAGACATTAATGAAAGTCCTTAAATAGGATATATTATGGATAATAAGAAGTTTTTAGAAGAGTTAAACACTGCGACCAAAAAAAAAATTTAGGCAATTTTGTAGAAACCCCTTTTCAGGATTTAACTCCGGAATCAGCTGTTATTAGGTCTATGGATAATCTCATATCTACATATGGAGAAAGATTCGTAATAGATATGATTCTGGCGATTTATATTATCGGAGCAAGCAAATAATGAATAAAATCAACTATGAAAATAAAATAAAGTCTCTACTAAGGCCATTGTCTAGAGAATTCTGTGTAAGATTTGCGCTGTATTGTGCCAAGGATTCCCGCCAATACGCAGATCCTAAAGACTTAGCCTTAATAGACAAGGCACTGGACTTAGTAGAGAAATGGCTTAAAGACAAAGACTCTGTAACACAGCAAGAGCTTATAGATGTTGCTGATGTAGCTTACGCAGAGCATGTAACTAATGCAGCGGCTTATGCAGTTAATACAGCAGCTTATGCAGCTGATGCAGCAGTTTATGCAACTAATGCAGCAGATTATGCAGCTTATACAGCAGTTTATGCAGCAATTTATGTAGCGGATAACCAGAATAAACTAAAACAGCACTATGAATACTTACTAGGAATGATAAACGGTTTAACAAGATTAGAAAAGGTTATTTATGGGGTAACTTAAATTACCTAATACGCTATATTAAGGCTAGAGATATCCTCAAACCTTTCCCTTACGACTAACCGCAGTCAATAGGTGAGATCGCGGCTCAAGGCCTCTACGATCATATAGCGGTAATAGAGGATATTTATGGCTAATCGTAATTGGGCATCAGGCGGCAAAGTCTACTCGATGCACGTCTCTCCGGTACTTCTTGACTGCAATTTCGTAGTCGATTCAACAAATGGTAATGGATTAGGAATTAGGAGCCTTAAAGGCCCCGCTATCCAAAACGTTTTTATGCATACAACAGTCACCCCAGGAGCCGGTAATAATAACCTAAATGCTCCAAATGGAGTAGTAACTAACCCTAATCCTGCGGCTGGTACTATTATTGTACAACTACAAGACAACTATAATCGCTCATTCTCTGGTTTTGATTCTAGAATCAGCCCTGTATCAGGTACTCCTCTTACGGCTACTACTGCTGGCACCCCAGTCATTATAGTAAGCCTTGGTACTGCAACACTTGCTCAATGGCAAGCCAAAGGTCTACCACTAGGTGTAACACCTGCTGTTGGTGTAGCATTTTCTGCTACTGCAACTGGTACTATAGGTGGAGCTGCAACAGTAGAAATCGCCGCCGCTACAGGCACAGGAGTAGCCTCTATTGAGACTTTAGGTGACCCTAATACTACTATAGCTCCAGACCAAACAGTAAGTCCTACAGGTGCTTATATCATCCTACAATGCCGTGACTATGCAGGTGCTATTGTAGCTCCAGCAGACGGTAGTGTTATTAGTCTAGGTCTATATCTTAGTAATTCATCTATCTTAGTTCAAGGCGAATAACTCCACTAATTACAAGGAGTTAGTATGGCTGGAGCCCCAGGTATTCCTCAAGGGTTCTCGGTCCAAACCGGGAACCGAACAAATCTAATATCATGGTCGCTCTCAACAGGGGCGACTTCTTATACAATCCAACGTAGTCTAGATAATGTGACATTTACTGCATTGATCACTATTAGCGGTAGCCCATTAGCTACTAGCTATCTAGACAACGCAGTAATAGCAGGTACTCAGTATTGGTACAAAGTATGTGCTAGAAATACCGATTTTATAGGGAACGTATCATCAGGTTCTAACTCAATTACAGTAAGTAATACTGCTGGATTAGTGATAAATACTTCTATAACAGGCCTAGGCATTCCTGATAATACCACGATAACTTCGGTAGTTAGCTCTACCCAATTCAATATATCTGCTGTAGCAACAGCTACAGGATTTATGTTATTATCGAATAGCAACAGCCAATTTACAAGCTCTCAAGACATTGTTCCTACAGCTACAGGAGAGATGTCTTTAGGCCAGATCAGATTAATGTCTAGACAACGAGCAGATAGAGTTAATTCAAACTTCGTGACTGACTCCGAATGTAACCTTTATATCAATCAAGCCATGTTTGAATTATACGATTTGCTAGTTACGACTTATGAAGACTACTTTATCGGAACTCCTATCCAATTCTCTACTGATGGTAATACCTTCCAATTCCCATTACCCGATGGTGCTACTACTTATATGAATGGTATTAATACTAATACCACGATATTAGCCCCTCCACTCTATAAGTTAACTGGTGTAGATCTTGCTCTAAATAATGCTACTAATGCCTATGTAACTGTCAATAAGTTCAACTTCATCGATAGAAATCGTTTTGTATACCCAAATACAGCTAGTACTATTTACGGTGTATTCAATATGCAATATAGAATGCTTGGTAGTAATATTGAATTCATTCCTACGCCTACAGCAGGACAACAGATACGTCTTTGGTATATACCTAGAATGAATCAGCTTTTACAAGATACAGATATTACTACTCAAGGTATTTCTGGATGGATAGAGTATGTAATAGTTCGTACAGCTATATATATTTTAGCAAAAGAAGAAAGTGATATTTCTAATCTAGAACAACAACTAATCTTTCTTAAAACTAGGATCGAAGAATCAGCTTCTAATCGTGATGCAGGTCAACCAGATACTATCTCTGATACTAGATCAACTAGAGGCGGCGGATTTGGATCTGGCGGTTTTGGTTCGGGATGGAATGGAGGCTCAGCTGGCTGGTAAATATTTGAAACTATTTAGTTTTATTAAGTCTACGTTGATGCAAATCAGCAGGTTAGTCAATGGCTAATCTACCATTAAGACTTCCTATAGAGCAAATGCAAGTCAAATGGAGTTCTCAACTCAATCCTGTTATCTCTAACCCTGTAATTAATGGTCTTCAACTCACAAATATAAAGCTAACTACTGGTAATAACTCTGTGAATCATCTTTTAGGCCGCGACTTACAAGGCTGGATAATCGTAGGTATTAATGGTATCTCAGATATCTATGATACCCAAGCCACAAATCAACTTCCTAAACTTACTCTTAACCTTGTTTCTAGTGCTGATGTAATCGTCTCACTTTGGGTCTACTAATGGCTAATACAACTATAAGTCCTAATATGTCCCTTCCTTTACCAACTATAGGTCAAGATCCAGGTCCCGATTATGCATTGAATGTAAATGCTAGTTTGACTTTGCTTGATCAGCATGATCATTCATTTGGTAAAGGTGTACAGATTACTCCTTCAGGCATGAATATCAATTCTACGTTGTCATTAAATAACAATATATTGAGTATCGCACAAGCAGTTACATTCCAAGCCCAATCTGCCGCCTCTACATTACCACAAGGACTATCTGTAGCTCCGGGAGGAGAAAGTCCGCCTCAACAAGACTTGTTTTATACTCCTAATACAGGCATACCTATACAAATAACTAAGAATGGAATCGTTAATGCTACTGTGGCATCTATCCCAGGTGAGAGTTATGCAGCTGGTACCTTCTTTTGGACCCAAACCCAAGACTCTTTACCAACAAATCCAGCATCATTTGATATAGGTCAGATAACATTACGACCAAATATCTCCTCTACATCATTCGGAGTTACTTTAGTTCCTCCTTCAACTTCTACATATAATTTTGTCTTTCCCGGTTCATTACCTGCTTCTACTAAATTTTTAACTATAGATAATGCCGGTAATGTAGGAGATAATACAGATGTAGATAATTCTACGATAGTTATAACCAGTAATACAATAAAAGTACCTTCAGGCGGTATAACTACTACTCAAATAGCAAATCAAGGTGTTCAGACTGCTAATATCCAAGACGGCGCTGTTACTCAAGTCAAACGTGCTCCTTTAGGTATACAGGTATCAAGACAGTTCAGCTTTAATAAAACTATAGCTAGTTCTACAGGGTCTACATTAACATCAGATATAACTGTGAATTCATTTTCTTCTCCTAATATAACAATAGGAGGGCCTTCTCCAGCAGCTCAACAAGTATCTGTTAATGATCCTGTAACATTTACTACTTCAGGGACTTTACCATCAGGTATAGTATTAGGAGTCACGTATTTTGTTCTTACAGCGAGTTCTATAACCCACATAATCACTATCTCTGCAACTATGGGCGGGGCTACCTTGACATTCACTGGTGCTGGAACAGGTGTTGCTACAGCCCATTTCAATAATGTTTTAGTCAATATACCATCTACAGGAAGGCCTATTGCTATATCATTCCAAGCAGGATTCCAAGGAAGTGCATCTATAGATCTTAACTCTGGATCTAGTACAAATGGTTTTCAACTCCAAGTAATAAAAACACTTCCTACTGTCGCGGTAATAGCTACTATACAAACCGGAACTAATACTAGCTTAGATTTCGTGGCTCCTTCTGCTTATAATACGATAGACTACAATACAACAATAGATAACTACCAGTATCAATTAGGCGTATTTAATGCAGCTGGGGTATCTATTACTGCAACTATTACAGGCGTTTTAGTAGCATATGAGTTATAATGGCTTTAAATAAACAAACAGTTAACATTTCGTTCGGCAAGGGAATCGAGACTAAGACAGACCCTAATCAGATCCCATTAGACTCATTTCTCGCATTACATAACTCTGTATTTACTACTACTAATCGTCTTACTAAACGTAATGGATTCTCGAATATAACTACTCTCCCAAATCTATTTCTTTCTACTAACCTTACTACTCTATCAGATAATTTAATAGCTACAGGCTCTAATTTATATGCATTTTCTGAAGACACAAACCAATGGTATAATAAAGGCCTTACTCAGCCGATTCAACTCTCTACATTACCTATAGTCAGGGCATCTACATCTCAAGTATCTCCAGATGTAGCAGTAGCAGCAAATGGGCTTATATGTACTGTTTATGTAGATAATGGTGTTTCTTACTACCAAGTATCAGATTCTAGGACTGGGACTCAAATCCAATCTCGTACTGCTTTAGAATCTACAGCTACTAATCCAAGAGTATTTTTACTTGGAGTTCATTTCGTTATAACATACATGGCTACTATAGGATCAACTCCTACATTAAGATATATTGCAATGCTGACTAATAATATTCCTACAGCTTCAGCCCCTATAACTATTAGTTCATCTGTGTCAGCTATTACTGACGGATATGATGGTTTTATAGTAAATAACTCATTATACTTAGCTTGGTCTGCTTCTTCGTCTTCTGTAGAAGCTACATTCATGACATCTGCATTAAATATTGCTACCCCTGTATCTGTAGTTACTACTAATACCCAGCAATTCATGAGTGTTACAGCTGATACAGATAATTTAAGGATATATATAACTTATTGGTCATTTAATACAGCTGTTACAGCAAGTAACTCGTTTACTTATTCACTTTCGCCTGTTATGACTACTACATCTCCTACAGGAAGTTTATCAGATGATGTAAAAGAATTAACATCCATTGTATTCAATGGAGTATTAAATATATTTGTGCAAGTAAGAAATGTCTATTCTTCTACAACTATTCGTTCTGATCTTATTTTTACATCTACTATAACTCCCCCTGCAACTGTAGGGGCTGGAACTCCTACAGCATGGCAAATACTTCTTAGATCTGTAGGATTAGCTTCTAAGCCTTTTATACAAGGTGATACTATTTACATGATATCAACTTATGGAGAGCCTCCAACAGATTCTCCTCAGACATCTAATGAGCCTACATATTTTCTTATAGATAGTATAGGAAATGTTTATATGCGTTTAGCTCCTACTAATGGCGGGGGTTACGCGGCATCTCAAGTCCTACCAACCGTTAGTCTAAGTAATGGAAACTATTATACTCCTTATTTAATAAAAGACTTTCTAGCAACTGTAAATAAAACTACTAACCCAGGACAACCAACAAGTGCTATATACACACAAACTGGTATAAATCTTGCACAATTCACTATAAATAATACAGGTCAGTATTCGAATGAAATAGCTGGGGCCTTGCATTTAACAGGAGGCCAACTTTGGGAGTTCGATGGTGTAAAGCCAGTAGAGCATGGATTTCAACTCTACCCTGAAAATATATCATCTACAACTAATATAGTCGGTGGATTTTTAACCTCTCAACTTTATAACTATGTATTTACATATGAATGGACTGATAATGCTGGTAATTTGCATCGTAGTGCTCCTAGTATACCTTTATCAATAACTACTACAGGATCAGGTAATACAAGTTCTAATACATTATTAGTTCCTACTCTTAGGCTGACATATAAACAACCAACACCTATGGTATTGGCCACATTGCCTCTAGGAGCACCTACAGTTAATCCTATACGTATAGTAGGATATAGATGGTCCACGGCTCAACAAGTTTACTATCAATTTACTAGTCTTACATCTCCTGTAATGAATAGGCCGGATTTAGATGTAGTAAGCATAACAGATACACAATCAGACTCTCAAATACTGGGTAATGTAATTCTTTATACTACTGGTGGAGTTATAGAGGATATAGCAGCTCCAGCATCAATAGCATCTGCTTTGTTTGATAATAGACTTTGGCTAGTAGATGCCGAAGACCGGAACTTACTATGGTATAGTAAACAAGTAATCGAAAATGTGCCTGTAGAAATGTCAGATCTATTGACTATTTTTGTGGCTCCTACTTCTGGTGCACAAGGGTCTACAGGATCTATATCTGCTTTAAGTGCAATGGATGATAAACTCATCATTTTTAAGAAAGATGCTATTTACTATATCAACGGTGTTGGTCCTGATAACACAGGGGCAAATAGTTCTTATTCTGATCCTATCTTTATTACCTCTACTGTAGGTACTATTTTACCTAATTCTATTGTTCTTACGCCTAATGGACTTATGTTTCAATCCGATAAAGGTATATGGTTATTAGGAAGAGACCTCAGCTCTAGTTATATCGGTAGCCCTGTAGAGAGTTTTACTAGCTCAGCTACAGTATTATCTGCTAAAGCAATACCAAGTACAAACCAAGTTCGATTCATACTAGACAACAACATGACTTTGATGTATGATTATTTCCAAGGACAGTGGGGTACACATAGTAATATAGGGGCGATATCTAGTACATTGTATCAATCAGCCCACACTTACTTAAATTCGAATGGACAAATATTCAAAGAAACTCCTAATATGTTCCTTGATGGCTCTAGCCCTGTTTTGCTGTCTCTTACTACTGCTTGGATCAATGTAGCAGGACTTCAAGGATTTGAGCGTTTTTATTTCGGGTATTTATTAGGTAGCTATTTTACGCCATTTACATTGGACTTGAATATCTCGTATAACTACCAGAATGGCTCTCAGCAGAACATCAAGATCATCCCTAATAACTATGCTCCTAACTGGGGCGGTGAGGCTCTATGGGGCTCTGGAGGCCCTTGGGGCGGTAGTAAATCAGGAAATGTATTCGAGGCTCGTTTCTTTCCAGAAAAACAGAAATGTGAGAGTTTTCAAATCTCAATAACAGAAGTCTATGACTCATCGTTAGGAGTTTCTCCGGGTCAAGGTCTTTCTATATCAGGACTGGCTTTAGTAATAGGAACTAAAAAAGGTTATAGAACTCAATCAGCTGGAAGATCATTTGGATCTAATTAATTTTAGTCCCACTACGGTTTATCATTTTACCAAAAAGCCAAGGCCCAAAATCAGGTTTAAAATATTCAATAGGTCTTTGCCATCTTAACCCAGTAAACTTATAAAGCAAATCAAACGTTTCCCAAATAAAAACATATATATTGTATTTCATATTTATAGGATAGCACTTGTCATTACAGATAGCAAAAGAAATAGAAGTAGTCCCATTTAAATACGCCCATTTACCATTACTTTTAGAGATGCTAACAGATCAAAATACTCCTTGGGCAACCAAAGTATCAATGAAATCCTTGCCTAAGATAGGGTACATAGCGTTACTAAACAAACAGCCTGTAGCAGCAGGATTTCTTCGTAGAGTCGAATGCGATGAAGTAGCTCAAATCGATTGTCTTACTTCTAATCCTTGGTTCGGAAGTATTATAAGACACGCAGCTATAACAAATGTAGTAAATCGTTTAATAGAAGATGCTAAATTATTGAAACTCCAAGGAATAATAGCTTTTACTAAAGACCTTGGAGTATTATCTAGGGCTAAAGAACTAGGTTTTCAACAAAATGATGAGAAACTCGTAGTTCTTAAGTTATAGTTGATATTACTTATCTCTTCCAATAATATACGCCGATAGAATCGTATCTATAACGAATATCTCGCCATATGTAGATATAAGATTGTCCATAGATCTAATAACAGCTGATTCTGGGATTAAATTTTGAAAAGGCGTTTCTACCAAATCACCTAAATTATTTTCATTTGGAAACTCTAGTTCTTCTAAAAACTTTTTACTGTTCATAATATCTCCTGTTTATTTTAATGCTTTAATCCATTTAGAAATATCTTTTTTATTGACTTTCATATCATTCCTTTGTTAATAAACCATCTAGTCTTTAGTATACCTGAAGACTCTACCCATTCAAGTTTAATCCTATTACCGTCAATCTCTATAACCTTAAAGGTATAAGGCCCTATTTTAATCGCGCTCATGAATCACTCATCCGGTCATGTGCAGCATCTACTAGTGATGCTTGTTTATCCGCTGACCATGATCCATCATCGAATTGAGTCAATAACTCAGATAAATCATCTAAATCTAGATTATCAAGTTTGAAATCCACTAGGACTTCATTTCTACCGACTAAAGTAGCATTCAAGATCTGTGCCATCGGAATATCATCATCCCATTCAATTTCAAATTCTCCGAAAATCTCGATTTCTAGGCCTAAAGCAGCTTGAATAGCATTGAATCCTAACATTTCTAGTATAACAGGGCTAAGATCGATACCCATGATTTTACCTGTAAATTCATAGTATTTTACTTTAGTTAATTCTACTTTAATGTTTTTCATCTGGACTCCTTTGTTATGTTCTATATAGCTTATCGGGGTAATCTAACAGAACTTTAGGATTATTTCAATTAATTGTGTCTTATAATGCACCAAATACCTAATAATTGTGTCTTATAATGCACCAAATACCTAATACGCTATATTAAGCCTGTAGTTACGGCCTAATTCAACCAATAGAAGAGGTTTAGATGGGGTTCGTTTCCGGGTTGCTCGGCACTGCTGGCGGTGTTAATGGCACAGGTATAGATGCGCCATCTAAAGCCAATATACTTAACCCAACAACTACGGCTCAAGCTGGTACAGCATACAATGCCAACCAAGCAGCACTCAATCAACAAAACGCATTCTTAGCAGCTACCCAAGCCCAAAACGGTCTTGGGAACCAAACCTCGATATTCAATCAACTCCAAGGTGTTACTAATGGTACTGGTCCTAATCCAGCACAGGCTGGATTAGCTCAAGCCACGGGTGCCAATGTGGCTAATCAAGCCTCATTAATGGCCGGTCAAAGAGGCTCAGGAGCCAATGCAGGATTGATTGCACGTCAAGCAGCTATGCAAGGTGCTAATACCCAGCAACAAGCTGCAGGACAAGCCGCAACACTTCAAGCAACACAAAGTCTTAATGCCTTGAACTCTCAAGGTGCAATAGCTAATACCCAGGCAGGTCAACAAGCCGCTGCTACAGGTGCTAATACTGCTGCCCAACAAGGCGAACAATCCCAAATCTTAGGTGGAATAGCCTCTCAAAACAATGCTAATGTAGGCATGCAATCAAGTATTAATTCAGCTAATGCTGGATTAGCAGGTACATCTATGCAAGGTCAACAAAATCTATTAGGTGGTATTACTGGTGGAATAGGATCAGCTTTAGGATTAGCCCAAGGCGGTAAAGTTCCTAGTTATGCATCTGGCGGCGGAGTATATGCAGATACTACTACAGATAACTTCGATACTTCTAATCAAAGTCCAGTAGATGTCTCTGGTACAGGTATGACTATTACTCCACAAGCACCGACTACTCCTACATTATCTCAGCCTGGCCAATCACAAGTTAAAGGGCCTAAATCTAAAATGGCTCAGATGTTTGGTAGCCCAAATAAAAGTGGTCAACTTTCAGGTACAACTCTTGCAGGTAATACTATAGGTCAAGGTATCGGATCAGGAATAAAAGCATTATTTGGTCATAATGGTACAGCAGAAGTCAATAATGCAGCTGCTCAAGGAGCTGCACAAGCCCCCGGCGATACATCAGGCGGAACTATGGATAACTCAGGCCAATCAACTCCTGCAAATATCGGCGATATAAATAATGCCGAAATGAATGCAGCTCAAGGCGGTAAAGTACCAGCTATGCTATCTAAAGGAGAAGTGTATCTATCTCCTGATAAGGTAAAAGCAGTTTCTAAAGGTAAAAAAGATCCACTAAAAGCAGGAGAAAAAATACCTGGTAAACCAAAGCATCCAGGGAATGACTATCGCAATGATGTGGTGCCTAAGACGCTCAAAGAAGGCGGCATAGTAATACCAAATAATATAATTCAAGGCCCAAATCCTCATTGGAATGCTATGCGCTTTGTTCATCAAACGCTGAAAAATGGCAAAAAATAATGATTATTTATAAAGCTACTTCAAAGACTTCAGGCAAAAGCTATATTGGACAAACGCGAAGTTCATTAAGAGAACGTAGACAAGGTCATTACGATAATTTAAAAAGATATAAAAATGCTTTGGGTTTAGCCATTACAAAATACGGTAAAGATGATTTTGAATGGACTATTATTCAAACTTGTGAAAGTATTGAAGAATTAAATAAGGCAGAAATTAAATGCATTAAAGAATTTAACACTGTAACCCCTAATGGCTATAACTTAACTACTGGAGGAGAAGGCGGTTACATTAGATCTGAAGAAAATAGATTAAAAATAAGTAAATCTAAACTAGGAAAAACCCCTAAAAATCACTCTGCTTTATTTAAAAAGGGCCATAGACTTAGTCCTGAAAATGAGTTTAAAGGAACAGAAGTAATTAATTTAGAGAGCGGCGTTGTGTACAAAAGTATAAGAGATGCTGCTAAAGCTCATACTATTAATCATAGTACTTTAGCGTGGCGCTTACGACGTAAAACTACTAAGCAATTTGCGTATGTAGGAGCAGAGTAATGGCTAATATCAAATTAGATTTATCTAAAGTAAAACATGTTAAATCAGATGAAAGATCTACTACTCTTAGACATCAAGATGGTCATACAATCCACCTCCTTCATTCAGCATTAGCCCCAGAAAATAAAGCCCAGCTTCAAGCCCTTTCAAAAATCTCTAAAGATGCCTCACAATCCGTAGATCAAAAGATGGCCTATGGCGGTGACGCTGTACGTAAAGCAGGAGCAGATTTCAAAAAGTCTACCGGCGCTACTTATGGTATGACTCCAGAAACTCCTACTGTAAGTCATGTCGAAGGTGACGTAAGAACTCCCGAACAGAAATCTAAAGCTGAACATTACTATGATACTCCAGCGCCTTCAACTTCAGACCAAACTCCACAAAATACAGATGAAGACGGTTATCATAAAATGGCTAAAGGTGGAGAAGCCGAGTTAAGTGGATCTGGTTCTCCTGCTAATCCTATAGATAGACCTGATAAAGGTTTCGGATCTGTGATTGTTAAAGCCGAAGGCGGCAAAGTAGCCAAATACTGTATGTATTGTGGTGGTATGGCGCATGGCGGTGAGTGTACTTCAGATAAACCTATGATGGCTGAAGGCGGAGACCCAGTAGATCAAATCGATCAAGCTGTTCCTCAATATGCAAACAAAGTCTCTTTAGAAACACCTTCAGCTAAAGTCGAAGATAGTCGTAGTCCAGCCCAAGCCAGAACAGAAGCTCTTTATAACCAACAAAGCTCTGGTATGACTAATTTCGGTGCAGCTAAAGGTACTTTGCCAGATGAAGAACAGATGTTCGGACCTCAAGGTCAAGCTCCTCAAGCCTTTAATCCTGAGAATTATAAGATAGCCCAAACTCAATTTGCTGAAGAACAAGCCGATAATGCAGCTAAAATAGCCGGGGCTCAACAACAAGCAATCCAACAAAATCAAGTCCGTGCCCAAGCAGGACTTCCTTTACTACCAGTTCCTAATACACCTCAAGGACCACAAATACCTGGTTCTGAAGAAAGCCCGCCACCAGGGACAGATAATCCACAAGATCCATCAGGTCAAAAGGCTATTACAGCCGCAGCTACACAGACTGACCCTACAGATCCTTATGCAATGCTTCAGTCAGGTTATAAACAACAACTTGCTGGTATTCAAGGTAAAAGTTCTGCTGAACAACAACAAGCCAAGGCTAATGCCGATATATTGGCAACTGCTCAACAAGCCAAGGCTACAGCATTATCGAACTATCAAGATCAGTATGCCGATTTAGAACAAGAACGTCAGCATCATATATCTGATATTCGCGAAGGCTATATCGATCCAAACCGATATTGGACAGGCGATAAAGATGGCAATGGGTCTCATTCTAAGTTAGCAGCAGGAATAGGCATGATTCTTGCAGGTTTTAACCCAACAAATAAGCCTAATGCTGCAATCGAATTCCTTAAATACAATATGGATAAAAACATGCAAGCCCAAGTCGCAAATCTTGGCGCTAAAGAAAGTATGTTATCGGCTAATCTACGTCAATTCGGTAATATAAAAGACGCTACAGCTATGACTCAGCTTATGCAGTCCGATATGATACAGAATAGCCTACAACAAGCCGCAGCAACAGCTGCAACTCCTATGGCTAAAGCCGCTGCTTTAACAGCAGCAGGACAGCTAAAACAACAAGACGCTCCTATGTTCCAAGAATTCGCTATGCGTAGAGCCATGATGAATATGGCTAATAATGGTACAGGAGACACCAATTCAATAGAACATATGATGGGTTATATGCGTGCAATCAATCCTAAAGCCGCTGAAGAAATGGAATCTAGATATGTACCTGGAGTAGGTATAGGATCTGTTCCTGTTCCAGAACAAGGCCGTCAACAAATCATCTCATCAAAGAACGTAAATGATCTTATGAATGCCTCATTACAATTCTCAGCACAGCATAAAGGTTCATTAGATCCTCATGTATTAGCTCAAGCCAATACTATCCAACAACAGCTTATAGGATCTATTAAGAACGCCCAACACGATGGTGTGTATAAAGAATCTGAAGCCGATTTTCTTTTGAAACAAATCGGAGGTAATCCAGCCTCTTTCTTAGCTGGTATATCATCTGTGCCAAAGATTCAAGAACTCCAAAATATTAAACAAATGGAATATAAAAATCTTTTGAATACCTATGGTATCAAAGGAAAAGCCCTTCCTCAAACCTCTCAAAACGAAGGCCAAACCGCTACTAATCCCAAGACTGGCGAGAAGATCAAGATGGTTAATGGCAAATGGACATCGGCTAAGTAATGGATAGTCTTCCAGAAGGCTTTCAATTAGATCAAGATACTACTCCTACACAGACCTCTGTAGCGCCTAATAATGCCTTGCCACAAGCCCAGAATGATGCCCTACCGCAAGGCTTCCAATTAGACAGCGAAGCCCCTACAGACGTATCAGGCGCCGTTAAAGCCGGATTAGAAGGCTTAGGCAGAGGTGTATTAGGACCATTAGCAACAGCTGCCGAAAGCCATATTCTTCATGTCCCTAAAGCTGAGATGCTAAAGCGTCAAGAAGAGCACCCTATAGCCTCTACAATAGGCGAAGTAGGCGGTCTTGGTGCAGGAATGCTTACTGGTACAGGCGAAGCTGCATTAATGGAAGGCGCCGGTAAATTAGGTGCAGAGGCTGTAGGCCTTGGTAGGCCTGTTACATATCTAGCTAAAGTAGGTAGCTCTGCTGTAAAACAAGCAGTCGAAATGGCTGTTCTTCAAAGTTCTGATGAGACTTCTAAAATGCTCATGAATGACCCTAATACAAGTGCCGAGACTGCTTTAAGTAATATAGGATTAGCATCTGCATTAGGCGCAGGTACAGGAGCTTTCGTTACAGGAGCTTTATCTCCTTTATGGAAAGCCACGGTTGGCAATAAACTAGGCGGCGTATTAGAAGGCCTTAAGATGAAACTTAACGGCGAATCAATCTCAGATGTAATGAATGAGGCCAAAGACTTAGGGCTTCAATTAAAGCCTGAAGTAGCCGCAATGATGTCTGAAGACCCATTTACTAAGAATATCGCATCTAAATTGTCTCAAACAGATACAAGTATGGCTGGTCGAGGCTATCAAGAAAGTCTTGCTGATTTCAGGAAACAAGCCTCAGACTCTATATTAACCGAGACAGGCAAGACACCAGAAACATTGGGTAATCTAGAAGTATCTAAATATGATTCTGGTAAAGATTGGGCCAATACCCTTGCATCTAAATATGAAGAACAAATAGCTCCAAGTATTAAAGCCATGGAAGAAAGTAAACTTCGTTTAAAAGACGAGCCCTTGATCCCTGACCAAGTCACAAGAACTACTGATTATAGCAATCCTTATAATACAAAGATAGCTGAGAATAAAATACCTGGTACTACATCTAATCTATCAGGGTCAGTTAACCAACAAGCAATGTCTGAAGGATGGTTATCAGATAGAAACTCTGATACAGCTAGAATGATAAAAACAGCTACTAAAGATATAGCTAATGCTAAGACTTTAGGCGATTTAATAAAAACTTCTGAGAATATTGGTAAAAATACCAAGTCAACTCTTCCTTTCGGCCAGCAAACACCTTTATCTAGAGCTGGTGCCATTATTAAAGACATGATAGAAGATCATGCCAACCAGTTCACTATAGATAATGCAGGATCTAGAGGCTTAACAGAAGAGGTCCAAAAACTTCTTAAAGCCAAACAAGACTTTAAAGGAGTCGCTCAGATAAAGAATGCCTTAGACGATAGACTTAAGACAGGATCATCTGTTTCTGGGTTTGGTAAAGCATTGAGAGAAATGGGTACTACTGATGGTGAATCTGTATATAACCGTTTGAATGGTGCCAAGGATGTAAATCTTCTTCAGACTATACAAGAACATTATCCTGAAGTAGCAGATAAGATCCGCCAAGCTCATCTTGATAAATTAGTAAAATCATCTATGAAAGGTGAGGACTTTGACTCTACTAAGTTTATTAAAAATACTTTTAGTAAAGACAATGTAAGTCCAGAGCTTAGGAACTTTATATTCGATCCTCAAAAACAAGATAGACTTCAAAGACTTAATGAACTTTCTAGTAAACTTAATAATACAAACCATAACTTTAGTAATACAGCTAGAACTATTGATAAAATGACTCATGGTCATACAGGCGGGGCATTAGGCTATGCAGCTGCTTTATCTGGGCATTTAGGCGGTGCTTTGATAGCTCCATTAGCCTCATTTGGTATACGAGAAGGCAGCGACGCCGCTAGACTCAGCATGCTTAGATTCTTGGCATCAGAAGAGCCTATCAAAGCCGAAGGTTTTAAAGCCATGGCATCAATGATCCAGAATACTATTAAAGGCGGAACTGTTTTAAATAAAGCCGCCGTGAATGTACTTAAACCTGGAGCCCAAGTCGCAGTAATGCCTCATCTTAGACTTGTTGCAAATCGAGAAAAACTTGATAAACAAGTAGATAAATTCACGGCTTCTCCTGAGTCATTGATGTCTAAGACTCAAGGTGAGACAGGGCATTATCTCCCACAACACCAGGTAGCTTTAACTCAGGCCACGACACAACAAATCCAATATCTAAGCCAATTAAAGCCCAGACCTGTACAACCAAGTCCGTTAGATAAGCCTATTATGCCCTCAATGGCACAAAAAGCTGTTTATAACAAGGCTTTAGATATTGCTAATGACCCTACAATTATACTTCAGCATGTCAAAGATGGTACATTACAAATCCAAGATATGAAACATCTTGCTGCACTTTACCCTAATGTAATGAAATCAATGGCCCAAAGACTATCTAATGAAATGGGTACGGTTCGTACAAATGATACAGTCATTCCATATCATACAAGAATGGGATTAAGTGTGTTTTTAGGACAGGCCTTGGATAGTTCTATGCATCCACAGAATATCCAAGCAGCACAGGTATCTTTGATGCCTCAACAGTCTCAGAATCCTCAGCCCCAAAGCAAACAAAAGGGCTCACCATCAAAGATAGGCAACAAGACTAATGCAATGTATAAAACGCCTATTCAATCAGCCGAAGGTGATCGTAGTGATCGTGACTAAACACCTAATACGCTATATTACTAGGGCCATAAGCCCGTAATCCTAAAAGGAAGGCAATTATGTCGTCTCGCCCCTTATACCAACCAACTCCAGTCATTACTAACGGAGCAATGGTAGGTAATCTCACATCTGCAATAACAATCCTCTCTAATCTCTCAATGATGTCATATAGTTATACCTGGTCAGGAACATCTCCTGTAGGAACTATTGTAGTAGAGGTATCAAATGATTATACACAAGACTCTTCTGGTGCTACTGCTAACCCTGGAACATGGGATGCCCTTCCTTTATCTGTAGCACCTAGTGTATCAGGTAATACAGGCACAGGATTTGTCGATATCGATCAATTAGGAGCATACGCAATCCGTACTAGATATATCGCTACCTCAGGTACAGGTACTTTGAACGCAATCTTTAAAGGAAAAGTATCATGAGTTTTTATGCATTCTACCCACCAGCAAGTAGCGGAACCTCATCTAATGCCTCTGTAGGAGCTAATGGTGCAGCTGCACCTAGTTCTAGTACAGAGATTGCAGGAGTCAACCCTAGCGGTAATCTAACACCTGTATCAGTAGATAATGCAGGGAACGTAAATACAAATATCGTAGGAACTGTACCACTTCCTACGGGCGCATCAACTAGTGCATTACAAACTACTGGTAATACTTCTTTATCGACAATAGCAACTCAAACAAGTCATCTACCTACTTCTCTAGGCCAGACTACAATGGCTAATAGCCTTCCCGTAACTATAGCTTCTGATCAGTCTGCTATACCAGTAACGGGCAGTTTATCGATCTCTCCTACAACTGATACGACTCCAGCGACTCAAAACGTTACAACTCAAGATTTAGCATCTACAACTACAGCACAAGCTAATGGTCAGAACGCTATTACAGGCACTCCTACAGCAGGATCAGCTGCTAGTTTTGCCGTTACTTCTAGAGAATCAGTCGAAGTAGAAGTTACTGGTACTTGGGCGGGAACACTAGTATCTGAAGTTAGTATGGATTCAGGAGTAACTTGGTTCACTCGCGGTCTTAAACAAAGTGGTGCCTCTTATATTTCAAGTTCATTCACGGCTAAATTTCAAGGCGGATTGAACTTTACTGGTATGACTAATTATCGAATTAGAGCTACTACTGCTATGACTGGCACTGCTACAGTTCTTATCACGGCCTCATCTAATCCAGCTTCGATTACAGTCTCTAATCCGTTGACTCTTAGAGATTCTACAGTTCAGTCTATTACTGCAACAATCAAGCCGGCCTCTACAGCCGCTTTGACTACAGATACGGCCTTGGTTGTAGCTATTAGCCCTAATACTACGATTACTTCTAGTGGTACTATTGCTGATCCTGTAACAGGAACTAAAGCTAAAGTAAATCTTACTGGTCAGTTACAAGTCAACCCAAATCCAACAGAAGTATTTAATGAATCTTTTGAAGGTGGAGTGATTGATACAGTTAATCGCTGGAATACTCCAGTAGTAGCAGGTGCAGGAACAGTTACTCAATCAGCAGCATTAGGTTTGACTGTATCTGTTGGATCTGGAGCTAATAGCGCGGCAGCTTTATCGTCTCAGCCTTTATTTCCTACTGATTATGCCTCTCCTTTAACTTGGGCTATCGGTTTTAAGATAGAAGCCACTACTATTGCTACTGGTAATTATAGATTCTTTGGTTTAGGTACTCAAGGAACTTCTTATAGTACTTCTGACCCTATTGCTAATGGAGTAGGTTTTGAAATCACTACTTCAGGAGTATTAAGAGCCGTAATATACGCAAGCGACGCCTTAATATTCTCATCTAATCTAACAATCCCAACAGACGGCCTAGAACATATTGTATCTATTACTTGCCAAGGTAATTTTACTACTTGGTATTTAGATAATTTTTCAATTCCTGTTGCTACTTCTCAAACACAAGCACCAGATATGACTCTATTGCCTATAAGACTAGCATCTTTAAATGGGGTATCTACAACTACTGGTACACCATCTTTAGAATTATTTGGAGCAGCAGTATTAGATTCTGGTCGAAATGCTAGTCAAATATCAGATGGGACTTACCCATGGCGTAAAACCAATGTAGATGTCAATAGTAATCTAGCCACTATTAATCCTGATTTAGTAGTTACTGGTGCAGCAGCACAAACTGCTATAGTCAACAATATCTTAACAACTACTTCAGGAACGGCATCTACTAATCTGACCGGCTATAAATCAGCTAGTGTTCAAGTAGTCTCTACTGGTACAGCTGGTACTTTTATATTCGAAGGTAGTAACGATAATGTTAACTTCCAGACAATCCCGGTATTCAATCAATTAATCTTGACTGGTACACCTATCACAGCAGCTATTACTGCGACTGCCTCGCAAATAGTATATAGTTTTCCTATTACTACTCAATATGTAAGGGTACGTATAGTAACTACGATTACTGGTGGAAGTATCCAGGCATTCTCGAAGTTCATGCAAATGCCGTATTCTCCGGCTATTACTCAGGTAGCCCAGACTACAGCGGGTAATCTAGCTGTTACCGCAACAGTTGCATCGGGTACAGTTACTACTGTTACGACTGTAACCTCTTCTAATACTGCAATACCTGGTATTATTGCTGACGTTGCTTCAGCTGCACTCACTACTACTACTACAACAGCCACTCTAACGCCTACATTTGGCTCTAGTTACCTTGTAAACATACCGGTAACGGTAGTATCAGGTACTACTCCTACGTTGTCTGTAGCGGTGCAGGAGTCAATGGATACAGGCACTAATTGGGGAACTGTATATACCTTTCCTACGATCACGGCTACTGGATCTTATAACTCTCCTGTATTGACTTTGAGAGGCAACAGAGTACGTTATATCCAAACAGTTACCGGTACGACTCCTAGTTTTACTAGAGCTATAAACCGTTTACAATCTAGTACTAATTCTTATACCAAGCCCACTGGAGCTGTATTTACGGATCGTAGTGGTACAACTAGTGCAACACCAAGTACTTCTACGTTATTAGCGGCTCAAAATGATAATCGTAGATACTTCATTGTACAGAATCTTAGTACTACTGCACCTATTTATATTAACTTCACAGCTGCGGCTGATACTACGACTTCATTACAATTATTGCCTTTAGGTAGCTATATACTAGAATCTAATACTATTACTACTGAGGCTATAAATATCCTATCTACTTCAGCAAGCGTGTCTTACTCGGCTAAGGAGGGGTAATGACTGTGAATATAATGCAGCTCACTACTGATGAGGCAGGGAATATAGGATGGGTTACTGTAAATGTTATTCCTTATGATAGTTCTACAATCCAGAATTATATCGATGATTTAGCCTTGGATGGCAATGGATATGCAGCTGAGATAGTAAAGGGCGATAATTTTGACCGAGTGGCACAAGCCGGAACAGTGATTATATAATGGGCATAACTAATCAACCAGGTTTAACTAATCCTCTTACATCGGCATTAAATGCCAATAATAACCTAATAGACAATGTTAGTAACCCATTAGCTGCCCAAGATGCTGCAACAAAGAGTTATGTAGACTCATCTGTAGCAGCTTTGAATCCTGCTACAGCAGTTTTTGCAGCTAGTACTACAAATATTACTGGAACATATTTAAATGGTGTTTCTGGAATAGGAGCTACATTTACTGTGACTGCTACAGGAGCATTCACATTAGATAGTACGACACCGCCTGTAAACTCTAGGATCTTGATCAAGGACCAATCAAGCGGCTTCCAAAATGGTATCTATAATCTAACAGTAACCGGATCACTTGGTATATCACCAGTGTTGACTAGATCATTAGACTATAATACAGCATCTGACATGAATTCTGCCGGTTTAATACCAGTAATTAATGGCACAGTTAATGCATTGAGTTCATGGCAACAAACAGCAGTAATAACTACTGTAGGCACTGATTCATTGGTATTCCAAGAATTTACTGCTAATCCTAGTCTATATTTATTGAAAGCCAATAACCTTTCTGATCTTGGTAATCGCCAAACATCTTTGAATACCTTGTCGGGTGCTGTTACTTCGGCTCAATTCCTTCGTGGTAATGGAACAAATATAGTTATGTCTGCTATCCAAGTAACAGACGTACCTACCTTAAACCAAAATACAACAGGTACAGCGGCTAATATCACAGCTACAAGTAATTCTACTTTAACCACGTTATCAGCGTTATCTCTTCCTGCAACACAATTATCTGGCACATTAGCCGCGGCTCAAGAACCTGCCCATACAGGAGATGTGACTAATACAGCAGGTTCTTTGACCTTAACCTTAGCCACAGTTAACTCTAATGTAGGATCTTTTACTAGTGCTAATATCACGGTTGATGCCAAAGGCCGTATAACTGCTGCTACTAATGGAAGTGGTGGTAGTGGTGCAAATCAAACCCTTTCTAATCTCACCTCTCCTACTGCAATTAACCAGAATTTAACAGCGTTTCTTATTGATACATTTGGTAATTATACTATAAATCTAGCAGATACTTTGACTGCGTATCTTTTTGAGGTTAGCGGTACTCCTACATTAAATCCTGGGGATGTTTATACTAATAATGGAAATACCTTTATAGTAACTAACCCAAGTTATACCCAGACAATAAACCCTGGTTTTGCAATGCTTTATGGGAGTACATCTAATCCTCCTCTTTCATCTGGAACATTAACTAGGACTAGTGGTACAGGATCGGCAACAGTATCATATATTGATTTTTCTATCGGTGTTAGCCAGACTCGTTTAAATATCTCAGGATCAAACCAGGCTAGTACTGGGGTAAGCGGTGGATCTGTTTCTATTAATGGCGGGTCTGCTACAGACCCTTCTAGGAATGGCGGAGATGTCGCTATTATTGGAGGAACAAACCCCTCAGGAAATGGCGGCGGGGTTACAATCTCTGGAGCTAGTGCTAATTTCGGCGGCGGTATCAGTTTACAAGCCGGAACTGGTAGCGGCCCGACAGGATCTGATGGCAGTATTAGTATATTAACTACTAATTCTGGGGGTATAAATATAACATCTGGTAGATCTGAACTTTTAAATAATGTAGGTATTGCTACTTGTAATTGGACGGCTAAACAATTAAGCTCTTCTGATACACAGGTACAACTTTCTTGGTTTAACTTATATTTATTTACTGTTAGTGCTGTAACTGCATTAGAGGTAGGTTCTGTATATGAAGATGATGTAGATGGAAACCAATATACAATTCTTCAAGAAATCAGTCCTACCCAGATCTTAACAACAGGGACCGCAGCTCCAGATCCTTCGGTTACAACTTTAACATTACTAACTCCTTTTACCAATGCTAGTCTTAATGATACAACTATAGCCGTATCATCTTCTATTTCTACATATGGTGTAAGAGTAGGAACAGATAATGCAAATAGTATCTTAGGATTCCCTAGAAATTCAGCGGATCCTACTAGTGGGGTGTTTCTAGGCGGTGACTGTTATTATAACACGACTAGTAATACTGTAAGGTTCTTTAATGGGACAGTTTGGGGAGACTTGTAATGAAAAATGTAAACCCACAAACTCCAGTATTAACAGGATTAGCCACTGCATCTATTAATGGGTCTGCTATAGATGCCAGCCAAATGTATCAAGTAAGTTTTCAAACAGTTACTTTAGACACAGCCGCAGCAGGGACTATGAAAATCCAAATGAGTAATGATCCTCAACCAGCAGGGACTTATACTAACTTCACGCCTACTAATTGGAGCGATATTCCTAATTCGACTTCTACTGTTACAGCTGGTGTTGCATCTCCTATTATTTTATCGGTAGTTTCTGCTAGATGGCTTAGAGTAGTATTTACTAGAAGTGCCGGGACTTTAACTATTAACGTAAACATGTTTGCTATATGCATATAAAGGATCTATGGCCACACTAAATATTCCTAATTTCAATACAGAAAAAGTCATGGTAGGTCTAAATACCTACACCTATACGGTACAAGTCGCAGGACTTCATAACGCAAAGATCCAAGTCGACCACCATCAGGCATCTAATCTAACATGTACTATAACTCAGAGTGGGTCTGTATCTCGTACACTAGCCTCAGGAACAGTTCAACCATTAGGTAGTACTGTGACTCAGGGTCAAAGCTCAATCATCTTATATGGGCTTGCTAACTGCTCTGTAGGGGATGTCATTAGTTTTGTACTTACTTCATCTGCAACTAATGATCAACAATTAAATACTATTAAATCTACATTTAAGGTAAACGCCGGACAAGTATAATGGAAGATCAAAGACTATCTAGAATCGAAGCCAAAATAGATGACCAGCATGATCATTTATCGTCTATAGATGTTACTTTAAAAGGGCAAGCTGTACAATTAGAAGACCATATTGCTAGGACTAATGATTTACAAGTAATAGTAGTAGCTTTGACAAGAAAGGTCACGTTGGCTGAAGGCGCAATCAAACTTCTAGGCGGGGCGGCTATACTAGCTGAAATAATTAGAATGTTTGTGAAATGAAGAGATTTTTATTAGCTATGTTTAGTGAAAATAGTCAAGTCAGCATGATGAGAGTCATGTGTTTATTAGCACTATTAATAGCCGGGTATCTTGCTCTTAAAGGTCAGAATAATTCTGTTCCTATCTTTGTTACAGCAGCTTTCGGCGGCAAAGCTGCTCAAAAATACATCGAATTAAAATAATTACTTAACAGGTAGATCATAAGTAGGTGATATGATACTTAATCCGCCTTGGGTTTGTTCTACTGCATCATTAATACCTACTACTGTACCATCTTCTAGCATTGTAGGGCCTCCACTCATACCTGGTAGAACCACAGTGTTAGCACCCCAGTGAAATCCTACTCTATCTACGAAAAAGCCTTGGTTACAAAATAAAGGCCCATGATACGGGTATCCGCAACTAACTAATTTAATGTCTTTTTTCATATATTTAATAAGATCTTCTGGTTTTGATAGGTATTTTCTTGGCAAGAATTTAGTGAAATCGCCTTTAATAATAGCGATATCTCGTCTGAAATCCCACCATAATGGTGCAGCTGATAACCCTCTAGGAATGTTATCAGCGGCTCTAATCTCCATATAGGGAAGTAAGTGTACTTGGAATACCCCAGGCATCATTTCTTGTTCTATATTGATACAATGGTTTGCAGTGACCGCTAAATCATTACTAATTACTACAGCGGTACAGAATGTGCCTCCTTCAGGCTCTATTAATCGTATGATAGGATTTAATTTATCATCAGAAGCATGATATTTATCATATTCTTTTTTCAATCCTGCCCCAATAAACAAACCTGATGCTACTAAAAGTAGCGCAGCTATTACTTTAAATTTTCTACCCATATTACCTCCTATAAATTTTAATACCCAGACCAAGACCAAGACCCAGACCTAGACCCAGACCAAGACCCAGACCAAGACCCAGACCCAGACCAAGACCTAGACCTAGACCTAGACCTAGACCAAGACCTAGACCTAGACCCAGACCTAGACCCAGACCTAGACCCAGACCTAGACTTAGACCTATATTTTTGTTTTGATGGTAAGCGCATTAAAGACTCTTTGTAACTGCATATGATTCTATAGAATTCTTTTGAACATAAAATTCATTTGAGACTCTTTGAGCATCTTTAAATTTTTTATCACCAAAAGCCCCTGTTTCATACACAATATGTGCATTCTCTAATTTAACAAACTCATCATTAACCCCTATTAATATTCCTGCATAGATATAATTCATGCAAAATATCGTAACTGTTTGACCCATAAGAGCCAAAAATCCTTCTCCTGCTACTTCTTCTACTTTTACTAACTTTTTCATTCTTTCTCCTATATTATTAATATATTATATAACCGTCAATACAAAACTGTCAACATCTTTTTGAAGTAATCGAAGTTTAGCAAAAGTCGCCTTACTACCCATTATCATACCACCATTACGTTCGCTGCCTATTAAAATACACCCATCACTGTCTTGATTAAAGTTACCGATATGTATTAATATACCTGTTACTGACTTACCTTGGAATTTAGGTACATTCTGTAGTTCATAAGTAGTATAATTTAGTCTATTAGGGGCATGTTCTACACAGATATATCTTCCAGAGGCTACCTTAGGCACATAATTATGTTCGCCTTCGAAAGCATGCTCTAGTGTTACTCCTAAAAAAGTCCCATCGACATCTGTAAGTATGCCGAAAATACCTTCTTTAGTATAATCATTTCTAGTTAAAATCAAGTCCATAAATAACCTTTTCTAATTTTGTTAAATCGTTTATCATCTCTAGTAAGTATTCGTAGTATTCTTTTAGTTTATTCTGGTTAGCCGCTGCATGAGCTGCATAAGCCGCTGCATGAGCTGCATAAACCGCTGCATTAGCCGCTACATAATTTGCATGAGCCGGCGCATAAACTGCATAAACTGCTGCATGGTACGACATTGCATAAGCTGTCTTAGCAGCATCTATTAGCTCTTTCTGTGTTACAGAGTTTTTATCTTTAAGCCATTTCTCTACTAAGTCTAATGCCTTGTCTATTAAGACTAGGTTTTTAGGATCTGTACATTGTCGTGCATCCTTGGCACAATACAGAGCAAAAGTTACACATAATTCTCTAGGCAATGGCTTTAATAATAACTTTATCTTTTGTTCATAGTTGATTTTACTCATTACTCGCCTTTACAAAAATCTGCTTTCCAAAATTTGCAGGAGGTTTTTGTGTTCCTACAGTAGCCCAAAGTACAGGGTATTTAGGTTTATTTGGGGTATCAGAACTATCCATATCTCCGAAATATATTACACAGTCGACTTTAGGGACATATTTATTGTAAAAATCAAAAGCAGGTTGGTATGCTGTTCCTCCTCGACCTTTAAATGTATAAGTCTTTTTAGGGTTGAATTCATATGAGTTCTTTATCTCGCTATCTGCCTCTACTACATGGATATTGGCGTATTTAGACATCTTTGTTATTTCGGCTAAGAATTGTGATAATGACTCATCACTAACACTTCCAGATGTATCTATAGCAACCCCTACATTCAATTCTTCTATTTTAATACTACCTGGTATTGTAATTCCATACCGTCTATTTCTTTTCTTTTTAGATGATTCAAGTTTAACCTCAAGACTATGCGCCACGAATTGTTTTAACTGTTTGCGCCAGTCAATAGTTTGAGAATTATTTAATTTAGAGACTAATAATTCATGTTCTGCTGTCATAGTTCCTGCTGCTCTAGTTCTTTTAGCTGCACCATTAATAACTTGCCGTATTTTTTCTTTCAAAGTCTCTTTATTACCATCAGACTCTAACCAAAGCTCATGACCTTGACCTCCGCCTATCATTTCTTTCATCTTATCATTATTTTTAAGATGTTCGGCATAATATTCCATTGTCTCCCCGTCTTTAAGAGAAAATAATTTAGGATACATCCCTCCTTTAGGAAGATCAACTAATGAATAGTTTATTGCACAATCCGCTGCTATATTAAGTCTTTGATGTTTCTGGGTATTAATGATATTATCTGCAATTTTATCAACATCATTTTCATATTTCTTAACTTCATAAATCTCAGGAGCTAGATCTTTGAATCTACTAATATGATTTCTTAGTATATGCTCACACTCGTGCTTAAGTATAGCTACTCTCTCATTTATTGTTAGTTTACAGAAGAAATCCGGATTTATATGGAGTTCTACTACATCTTTTATACAAACTCCTGCGGTAGGGATTCTTCTAGAAATCACACGCCTCATTTGACATATGATTTCTCCATAAAATCTTTCAGATTCTAATAAAGCTACAATAGAATCTGAAAGATTATCATTATACGATTCCATCGTACCGCCTATCTTCAGATATTTTTTATAGTCCTGGTTTTCAATACTTCTTGTGTTAGGTCTAGCAATATATTTTCATGTTTCTTATCTGACCCGTATTCAATAAAAACCATATTTCCTGCTTTTACTAATTCATCAATCATTACTACTGCGATATCTTTGGGAATAGTAGTTAAGAACTTTGTTAAATTATCTTTTTCTTTATCAGTTAGGTTTATATTAGCATCGTTTTTGAGTTTCAATGACTCTCTAAGATTATCTCTAGTACTATTTAAAAAGGATGCTTGGACATTTTCAGGATTACTCCACTTCTCTACTAATTCAGGGTTAGAGTCCAATAGTACTTGTTCTCCTGATAATGGCTTGTCTGTCTCTTTCATATACTGTTGGTATGCTATTGTACGTTCTAAACCTATAATTCCTGGCATTAAATGCTGCATTAAATGCTGCGGAGTTTTTAAAGTAAACAACTTTCCTAGTCTTTCATACGCCCTACGATCAACTTTTACAGGCAATTCATAATCCTGGGGGTTACTATTCTCAAGGAACTGGGGTTGATCCTGAATAAACCCGATTAATGTAGGCTCGATATTCTTAGTTTTTGCATACTCAACCCATTCTTTTACAGTAGGTTCTAGTTTGATATGTACGAAACGCGCCATAAGAGCTGTTTCATCTACATCAGTTACCTGGTAATCATCCGTAGGTGGGTTACCAGCAGCTATAATATGACAATTCTTAGGTAACTTAATGGTATGAAAAGTCTTGTCTAAAGCAAGACTAAAGATACCAGACAGAATGTCACGACGGGCACGATTAAATTCGTCTAGGAATATAATGGCTCCTGATTCTGGGTTTTCTTCACAGTATGTAATTGTGTCTTTAAGCCATTTAGGAATAGCAAAGGAAGTTGATTTAGACCCATCACCGTTGTCTACGAATTCTGCAAGACCCAGGATATCTCCAAGATCTGACTGTGTTCCAAGATAGAACGGGAAGAATTTATATCCTTTTTCTTCGGCGTATTGCTTTACTGCCGCAGATTTTCCTACTCCAGCTGCGCCCCAAACAAAAGGTGTTAATTGAGCCTCAAACATGTATTTCAAACTATCTTTAAAATCTTGGATATTCAAACATTGCTCCTTAGTTATTTGTTATTTCTAACTTTACAGGTTCTACCCGGTATTCGTCAAGTAAAACATTTTTCTGGTCATTGAAGTGTCTCAATAAGAAACGATGGCTATTATCTTTAAATATAATGACTTTACCGCTATCTTTACCTGGGTATGTTCTTAGACACCTTCCTACAGACTGCATTAGGTTAGATTTGGCTCGTCCAAGACCGGCAATTATTACATACTCACATGGCTTGGTGTCTATACCTTCAGATACTACCCCTGTCGTACCGATAAGAGCCTTAATTTCTCCATTATTGAATTGCCGGATATAGTCTTTAGTCATCTCATCCTCGCCATAAACGAAAGGAATTCCAGTCATCTCTGACAATATCTTACCATGTATTATCTCTTTTACCAGGCATAATGTAGGAATTCCGTTAAGTCTAGATAGTATTGTTCCTATCATGATGTTTCTTATTTCATTATGGACTACTAGTTCTCTATATACTTCTTGATATGTATCGGCGTTTGTTTTTTGCTTAGGGACTTGGTAAAAGAATGCATCAACTGGAACTATATAGCCTCTATTTACGGCATCTTTATATGTCAGTTTATAAATAAGTTGGCCGCAGATGGCTTCTAGTAATAATGACTCTTCACTATCATTTCTAAAGAATGTGGCTGTCATGAAATAACGGTAATATATACCGTTCCACATTTTTTTATTTAGTTTATGGAATGTTTTAGCAGCTGCTCTATGTGCTTCATCTATAATTAAAACATCATAATTACCATCTTTATTAAGAGTATTAGAGTCTATATTTTCGACAGTAACATTTTTCAGGTCTTTAAGAGTCTCTTTCATTTGCGCTTTAATATTCAGATTAGGCACAATAACTAAGGTACGAAGGCCTAAAGCCTCTATAATAAGTTTTATAACATGACTTTTACCAGCGCCAGTAGGCATAGATATACCTCCGCGTCCGTGTTTAAGTGCGGCTTTAACAGCATTTATTTGATCAGGATATGGTTTTATCGACTACTCCGTATATGACTTTTTCTAGTTTAGAAGGCTTTTTATCAAAAAATACAAGTTCTGCTGCTATCCAGAATTTACCCTTATTATGCCCACTATAGTATAAATAACTTTTGCTTCCTGTGATAATTTCCTCTATTTTAGAGATTTTAAATAATATTCCTACATTCTCATCGTCGTAATATTTATCACTTATTATAATCGCCCAGTCTCCTATTTTTGCCATTAACTACCTTCCTTATCATCTATCCCGTAAATTACTCTTTCAAGTTTTGTTAAGTTGTCTATTTTTTTAAAATTTCTTTTATCCCATATAAAAGTAAGGCCTTTGAAGTCATATACTTTGTATTGGCTCGGAGTGTCATAACAAGCCATGAATACTTGTCCTTTAGTTAGGGTGCCTAAAGGACTGGTTATTAAAGACTCTACAAAGAATTTCATATTGGTTTTCTCCGCTTATCTTTTGTTACAAACCCAATATTATTGGTATTTAAGAAATCGACTACTCTACTCTGTAAACCGCTAGCGAACATCCCTCGTTTGTCTAACAATGACTTTCTTCTAGGACCATACCCTGAGAAGTAAGCACTACTACCGCCTATTACATAACTCAATAATTTACTGAGTTCTTTTTCATGAATAGGAGATAGCCCAATAATACGGGAATAGCTATTGTCGATTTCTAGAATCACCATTAATTACTTATCTCACAATTATCGCCTACAGTAAAGGTACAAGATGAGTTAATTCCATTACTGCTATAAACTCCCGGCGGTATATAAGTAGCAAACCCACCGTGGTCACTATAAACAGCATATAGATTGCCTGAGATACAGAATCCGACCTCAGTAAAGGTTGCTGGGTAGACAGTAGTATTAGGGCAGAACTGGACTATGCTAATGGGCGTTAAGTCTTGTCCAGGGAGTCCTTGAGGCCCTGTTGGTCCGATGCCTCCTACAGCTCCTGTAGCCCCATTACACAGCGTATTGACCCCTGACCCTACTACCAGTACTACTCCCCCATTAGGACACGCCACAGGGCTTGCTATGAACGTATAAACGGGTACTACTGGACCCTTCGCCCCTGTCGCTCCAGTAGGCCCTGTTTCTCCCCTAGAACAACCAAAGATAACAGTAAGTATGATTGCGGCTAGTGTTATCATTAATACTCCTGCTAATACCTTTAATAAGAATTCTTGATACCTATAAGACATAATTCCTCCATATGGTTTATATTAGATTAGACTGCTATTAAACTTTAATCAAGATAATTCTATTGACTGTACTATTTTGGTACTTGACAGCCTTAATTTTTTGGTACAGCATAAAGCCAGTGGAGTTTAGCATTTCTACTTAATATTTAACATTTAGCCTTTTTTTGTTTGTTTTTTGGAAATACGCAATCTATGTACCACATGAGTATTACTATAAAGGCTTAACGCCATTCCGAAAAGTATTGATTTATTTATAATCCTATGTATACTGACCTTATGAGACTAGTATTCGACATAGCATTAGTATTAGTATCGCTATTAATAATGGCGTATATAGGAATTTTTTTCTTTTTGTTCCTTATCTATTCTTACGGAAGGTTATTGAAGTCATGTGGCTTAATTTAAGTATTAAACAGACTATATATCTAGTAGTTACCGTATTATTACTACTATTCATTTCTTTCTTAGCTGGTAAGAGAAGTATTAGCCAAAATAAAGAGACGATTACTTCTGTCAAAGACAATAAACAGGTCGATACTCACACAGTTAAAACCGAAATAGAGATTAAAAAAAAAGATGGTACGACACAGATTGTGACAACCACCGATACTGTCCGCTCCGTCATTGATAAAAAAATAATTTATTCTGATACTAAAGTATCGTCTAATTACTTGCCTAAGTGGAATATATCTGCTATAGTCTCTCAAGATATCAAACATATAGGACTTCCGACATACGGAGCAAGCATGAATCATACTTTCATAGGCCCTGTGACTATAGGCGGATTCGTATTGAGTAGCGGAATACTTGGTCTATCTATAGGAGTAAATTTCTAATGATTCCTGAAGGTACTTTAGTAAGAGTAAAACCAGGATGGCATGAAACTGGTCAAATAGGTTTGGTATTTCATCGTCACAAAGAAGTAGCATGTAGATCCACACGACCATATGTATTAAAGTTCCTTGACCCAGGATTTAACGCTATATGCGATATTTTTAATGCCAATAGTCTAGAAGTATTGTCATATAAACTAACTAAACTAGAAAAAGTTATATACGGAGTATAGATGAATTATAAAGAACTAGAACAAAAAATTATTAGATCTTATCAAGAAGGTATTACCCCAAGTACCGCCGAGGCATTAGCCGCCGAATTCCTTGAAGCTCAGATAAAGGTTTCTGAAGAGATTAAATCCTCTTCTTTAGAGGCTAGACTTCTTAAGTCTGTAGTTAAAGAAGAACGTGCTAAGCTATTGTATTCAGAAGCCACAAAAGGTGATAAAAAACCTTCAGATAGTATTTTACAGGCTATTGTGGATAGTAATCAAGGTATTCTATCCCACCAGAATGCTTTTGATGAAGCCGAAGAAAAAGCAAATGAACTAGAACGTTTATACAATATTTTTCGTGAAGCACATATATTTTATCGCGGGGTAGGTAAGGCTAAGTTTGATTAAAGAAGGAATATATATTTGGAACGGGTCTCTGGTGCGCGTATATGATATTCTTCCAACTAGCTTTTACTATGAATATATACGACTACATCCAGGTACCAGATTTACATATGGAGGATACTCAGTATCATCAAATGGAGAACCAATTCAATATGAAAAATTTATGCTACCAGTAGAAAGTCTAACAAGATTAGAAAGAGTTATTTATGGAATTAAAGACTAAGAAATTCGATCTTAATGCCATTATTACTGAAGTTCATAAAGAAAACTCTAGAAAATCAGATTTACTAGCCAAATTAGGCACAGGAGACAATCTAAAGACTCAGACAAAAGAGGATTTCATGACAATGCCTAAATGGTGGGTAGATGCTACCGGTACGTACGGTATACCATATGGAGGTATGGTACAAATAGCAGGAGACTCTGATTCAGGTAAGACGTCTTGTGCTATCGAGGCTATGAAATCAGCCCAATCACAAGGAGTAGCAATACTATACGTAGAAACAGAAGGTAAGACTACTACTAAAGATCTTGAGTCATGGGGAGTAGATACTTCTCAAATCATGCTTGCCCAAAGTGCCATAGCTGAGAAGGCATTCAGTAGTATGTTTAAGTTATGGGATAAGTTCAATAAACATTATCCTGATGACAAACTATTAGTCGTATTCGATTCTATCGGCAACGTGGTATCTCAGCATGACGAACAAATGGACATGGCAGAGACTAACCAGCGCCCAGGCGGTAAAGGCAGGACTAACCGAGCAGGAGTAAATCTCATGATATCTAGATGCGAAAGGCATAAATCAGCGATTCTAATCCTTAACTATACTTATGATAATATGGGCTCTCCAGGTAAGACTAATGCAGGAGGTAAAGCACTAAATTTCTTTAGCTCTTTGACTTACCAGACATCTAGGAAAGGATGGTTAGAAAAGACTGTTAAAGGCCAGAAAGTCAGGATAGGGGCTAAAGTCCAATGGAAGCTCTTCAAGAATCACATTAATAAAACTAATCCAGGATATAAAGTAATAGAATTAGACATTACTTCAGAAGGCATATCATTGGCTGGGGTAGGAGATGAATAAATTTAAAAAAGGCGATAAAGTTGTAATTATTTCAGGAGATAATAGTAATGCGTTTCCTGAAGAATATAAGGGGTCAATAGGTACTATTAAAAGTTTTGAACCGGTTTACTCTCCATTCGGGGCTTATAGGGTTGCTATATACCAGGGGACATTTAGTATATGGTATATATACGAGCATTGTATGATGTCAACAAACGGCCTGTCTAACTTAGAAAAGGTAGTATATGGGGTTAAATAAACCAGTAGCAGTTATCATTTCGGATGTCCATTATAATCTTAAAAATTTAGAATTAGCAGATAACTCTATGAGACAAGCAATCTCTAAAGCAAACGAGCTTAGTGTTAACCTAATAGTAGCAGGAGATTTACATGATACTAAGGCAAATATGCGTGCCGAATGTATAAATGCCATGATAGAGACTTTTAAACTATGTGACAAAAAATTTCATGTAATGGTAGGGAATCACGATAGAATCAATGAAAAATCAGAAGCCCATTCCCTTAATTTTTTAAGAGGGCTGTCTTGGAGCGACGGTGTACACTCTGAGGCAGTAAAAATGGACACGAGAGAATTATATATGGTACCATATTATAGCAATTTAGATGACTTAAGAGCCGAATTAAAACAGATACCTAGAGGATCAATTGTAATCATGCATCAAGGTATCCAAGGCTCAGATTCAGGTGAATATATACAGGACAAGACTGCAATTACTAAAGAGGATGTAGCGGGTCTTAGAGTCATTTCAGGTCATTACCATAAAAGACAAGATATTAAACTCCCAGATGGCGGTTTATGGAGTTATATAGGAAATCCTTACACTCAGAACTTTGCTGAAGCTAATGACCCTGAAAAAGGCTTTCAAATCTTGATGGACGACGGTAGTCTTGAATTTGTACCTACTAACCTTAGAAAACACGTATTGATAGAGAATGACATATCTGAACTTATAGCCATCCCATATTTACATAAATCTGGGGATTTAGTGTGGTTCAGGCTTAAAGGAACGAAAGAAGAATGTAGTAAAGTAACTAAACAACTAGTGGCGGATAATTACGGAATTACTGACCCGTTTAAACTAGATTTAATAACTATAGATACACAATATAAGCATCATAAAAAACAGAACTTATCTCAGCCTGAATTACTTGATAGTATTATAGACTCGCTAGACACTACCGACGCTCGCAAGAGTGTAATTAAAGGTATATGGAAATCATGGAGTTAAAAAAAGGCGACAAAGTATTATTCTTAAAGGATAAAAACAATATATATTACTTCGTTCATGAACGCGGAGATGGCACAGCTATTGTAATAAAAAATCCATTTACCTTTGGCACGTATGTTGAATGTATGTCTGACTTGATTCCTTATCCTACTACTAAATTAGAGTGTGCTATATACGGAGTTAATTATGAAAATATTATCATTAACTCTAAGTAATTTCGCTTCATATAAAGAACTGGGGTTCACTTTCAATGATAAAGGAGTAGCCCTTATCCACGGAGCTACAGGATCAGGTAAAAGTACCTTTATGGATGCGCCTCCTTGGATTCTTTTTGGCAAAACCTCTAAAGGCGGTAATGCCGATGAAGTTATTAGTTGGAACGAGGAGCAAACAAAAGGGGTAATTAGACTCGAAATTAATGGAGTTATTAGAACAGTTACCAGAGAACGAGGTCCTAGATCAGACTTATATCTAGACAATGCTCCTCCAATACGAGGAGCTAATCTACAAGATACCCAGAATCTAATTAATCAATTATTAGGTTTCGATTACGATATGTATATGGCATCTGCTTATTACCATGAGTTCTCTCAAACAGCTCAATTCTTTACTACCACATCTAAGAATCGTCGCACTATTACGGAACAATTAGTAGACCTTTCATTACCTCTAAAGTTATCAGATAATATTAAAATAAACCTTAAATCTATTAAAACAGATCTAGTAAAGACTACTACAGAACAAATTAAGGCGTCCACCAAGTACTTTGCACTGCAAAGTACATTAAAAGAAGTATCACATCAGTTCGAATCATGGGGGTATCAGCAAACAACGAGGATAGGTGCAGTAAGTATTAGGGCATCTCAGTTCGATATTTCTAAAGCAGGTAGAATTAAAAATTTACAGAAACAAATCATCGATATAGGGTACGATCCTATCGCAGTTAATTATACTACTGAGGCACTAGAGGCGGATTTACCTCCTGAATTTGACCCTTGTGCTGCTTGTGGCACCCCTAAACATAGCAAAGAACGGCAAACTGCTTTAGAAGTGATTAAAGATATTAAAGAAGAGGCGAAACTTCATAAAATTAAAGGCAAAGAAATACAGGCCTTATTAAAGCAGCTCGAAGAGATTCAAGCCTCTACTAATCCTTACGAAGAACAGCTCAATGACTTAAATATTCAAACTAATCCACATACCAAGACTATAGTAACTCTCACTAATAACCTAAATCAAGCTGATAAAGACCTAAATCAAGCTGATAATACTATAATACAACTCAAGGACAGAGAACTTAACCTAGAGTTATTATCTGATGCTGTTACAACTCTGCGCAATGAACTAGTTAAAAACACTATAGAAAGTCTAGAATCCCAAACTAATACGCTATTACAAGAACATTTTGAAAATGAGATTCAAATCAACTTATCAGTTATCGAATCCGATAAATTAGAGGTCTTGATTACAAAAGATAGTAATGAGGCCTCATATACTCAGCTTTCTAAAGGGCAAAGATCGATACTTAAGTTATGCTTCGGTACGGCGGTCATGAAAACAATATCTAAGCATAATAATCTAGATATAAAACAACTATTTTTCGATGAAAGTCTAGATGGTATGGATGATATTAATAAACTACGTTCTATACGATTATTCGAGACATTAGCATTAGAATATGATTCTATATATATAGTAGAGCATAGTTCTGAAGTTAAAGCCCGTATTGATCAAAAATACCTAGTTACGCTTAATAATGAAGAAAGCCAGATAAATAATGAGTAAATATTTAACAAAATTAGAAATAGTTATTTATGGCATCTCTTAGTAAATTATACCCGACTAGAGAAATCAATAAAATAAGAGATGATCTGATTTTTAAATATGGAAATCAATGTGCTATTTGTAAAAAACCAAGATCAGCATTCAAAAAAAATCTATCTGTTGATCATGATCATAAAACTAATAAAATCAGAGGCTTACTTTGTTTTAGATGTAATAAGTTCATTGTTGGAAGGCATACAATGATTACGGCTACACAGATTCTTGATTACTTAAAGAAATACGGATGATATGAAAATTAATATTAAAAGGTATAGAAATATTATAGATAATCATAACATAATTGTACCTGAATTTGCTAGCATACTTAGATCTCAGCTTTCTGATAGTACACTTTTACATCGTTTTAAAGTAATTCGTTACCAATGCAAATATAAAGATAGACAATTAGATACTTTATTAGAATATATAAATGAATTAGAATTCAGACAATTAAAATACCGTTTGTGAGGAAAAATTGAAAAAAGTTTATAATAAGATCCTGGTAATACCAGATGTACACTCTCCTTGGGCTAATATGGATGCCCTAAAACAAGCCCATAAATGGTCTAAAAAACATAAACCAGACCTAGTGATCTGTTTAGGAGACCTTACTGATCAAAAGATATGGTCGCGCTGGCCTAAAGATACAGACGATGCTAGCCCAAGTGATGAATATATAGCTGCCGAGAAATGTCTTAAACAGATCCATAAAATGTTTCCTAAAATGATTATATTGAGAGGGAATCACGATACTAGGATACTGTCTAAAGCAATTGAAGGCGGCATTCCAGCACAAATGTTTCGTGATGTAGATGAGGTATTTGGCTATAAAGGATGGGAATGGGTGCCTCAAAATGATAAACTAATGATAAAAACTATTAGAGGCCCGGTATTGTTTGTCCACGGTGATGAACAAGGAGGAACTGTAGCTCAAAAATCTAGGATTCTTGGGGTTTCTGTAGTCCAAGGTCATACGCATAAAGTTAGTATTACCTATACTACTACTATGTCGGGCACTATATTTGGCGCTGAGATGGGGTGCATAATGGACACAAAATCTAAGGCAGCTAAGTATGCTGCGGCTAACCCAGTTGGCTCTAGTGTAGGCTTCGGAGTTATAAAGTTTGGGGTGCCATACTTTATTGACTATCGTAAAGGCGGTAAAGTCTAATAATGAGACTATTTTGACAATTTATTATTAGTCTGTAATAATAGTCCTATGATTACTCAATTAGGGCTATATTTTCTTCTAACAAGTTCTCAATTTAATCTACCTATAGGTCTTCTTGATTCGATTTGTTACACAGAGTCTACATACAATACTCGCGCTATCCATTTAGATGACGGGGGAGAACCAAGCCTAGGTATATGCCAAGTCCACTATAGTACTGCAAAATGGCTTGGTTTTAAAGGTACCCCTACTCAACTAATGAATCCAAAAACAAATATTTATTACGCCGGGGCTTATCTCGCAAAGCAGTTAGAACGATATGATGATAATACCGTGAAAGCCGTTATAGCTTATAATTACGGTCATGTGCCTAAAAACTTGACTAGTACAAAATATCAAGTTAAAGTATTTAAAGTATGGAACAAAACACATTTAAACCCGGCGACAAAGTGATATGCATTAGCCCTCTTAGTGAGAATAATATATTAGGGTTAATGTTCTTAAAAGAGGAAGAAATCGTATCTATAAAACATGACATAGTATTTACTATGTCCGGCAGTTGGGGGTCTTATTTTAGATTCGTTAAACTTCCTCTAACTAAACTAGAAAAGGTTATTTATGGAGTACCGTAATGTTTAAAAATGGTCAATTAGTAATATGTATAAATAGTTCAGGGTCTATTCATATAGCCCAAGGAGAAACTTATCGTGTTTCTTATGATTCTGGGAAAGAGATTTGTTTACAAGGAATTCCAGGTTATTATAATAGCTATGCTTTCAAACTTTATGAGCCAATTTGTAAACCGTCGATTCATATCGATAACCACGTAGATGAACAGCCAAAAACCACACCTTTTATGACATTGCCTACAGACTCTAAAGAACGTAAAGACTACCCTATTTTAAATGGTTGTATTCGTTACTTTCCTGCTGCATTAGCAGGAGTAGCACTTATCAGTAAAAAAGGCAATGATAAACATAATCCCGGCCAAGAACTGCATCATGCGCGTAGTAAATCTATGGACCATGGTGATTGTATTATGCGACATTTAATCGATGTACAAGACTTGTTATCATCTAATAATAAAACAGAGATATTAGAAGAAGTAAGCCAACTTGCATGGCGAGTACTGGCTTATTCACAAGAATTACACGAATATTTCGGGGCACCTTTAGCTCCAGGAGCTAAGAAATGATAATTATTAAGAGTGAATTCCCGATTCCGATAGACGTAGATGGTACTTTGGTTTTAGAGGCCAATGCTGAAAACAGAGCATTAGGTCTAAAAGTCATATCTGTTAAAGACCCCCTAACAGGCGGCATGTTGACTATGTGCGCACATGAGCCAAATATAAGACTTATTAAAGAAGAACATAGCAGAGGCTCGTATCTAATGGTATGGAGTAGGGGCGGGTACGCCTGGGCCGCAGCGGTAGTAGTAGCCTTGAATTTACAAGATATAGTAAACGAAGTTATGACCAAGCCTCATGTTTATATAGATGATGTAGACGTAAAAGAATGGATGCCATCACGCGTGTATTTACCGCCTAACTCTAGGTATAAGAAATGATTAACACTATTGTATGGTGCTTAATTACAGTTACTCTTCAAGGATCTAAAGAAGAGACCGCAGTTCAAGGCAAAATCATTAAAGTTACAGATGAGAATTATTTCGTGGATTTTTCACAATATGCTAGACAACAAAGGTATGAAGGTGTATATTACTATTATGAAGTTCCTAAATATCAATGTATAAAGGAGTAATTATGGTTATTTTATTCGCGGTGTTAACAACTCTTATGGCATACTTTACAGTTAATCATGTAGCAAATGCTCGTTATGTTAATGCCGCTTTTAGTTTTATGTTATTTACATTCGATGCTGTTATTTTGGCAGGACTATTAACCAATGGCTAATGAAGATGATGTACTAGCTGAATTCATAAAAAAAGCTCAAATTCTAGCAGTAAATGTAAAACGTAATATCCAAAAAAATAATAGCCTTATTGATGATAAGACTGTTTTAGCTCTAAATGAATATATATTTGCTGCTAATGCAGCTGTAGATCTAATATCTATGACCGAAACTTTAGATGATAATAAGAAACGAGCAATTAACTAATCCAGGAGGATTAATGGCCTTTCAAAAAGTACGAGTACTAGAAGCAGATGTTACCTATAGTCTAGGTAAACTTAATAAAACAGGTAAAACTGATCCGAAATCAATCGAAGGTTATTACCTAGGTAAACGCAATGTAGAGACGCCGTTAGGCGAGTCGACACTACATTATTTCGAGACTCAGTCAGGGGTTACTGCTGTTTGGGGTACTACTAAACTCAATAGTGGTCTAACACAAGTAAAACTAGGAAATATGACTAGAGTTGAGTTCGTAGGTATAGGCAAACCTAGCAAAGGCAAACAAGGAGCACGTTTATTTGAAATCCAACAAGATCCAGATAACTCAATCGAAGTATTGGCCTTAGGTGATTCTCCAGTAGGAGATGTAGAAGATCCAGTAGGAGATGTAGAAGATCCAGTAGGAGATGTAGAAGATGAAGAAGAACAAGTTCAAATCGCAGCATTAGCCGCAGCTGAACGTAGAGCGTCTGTAATTGCTCAATTAAAAGCTAAGAGTGCTAAGAAGTAATTAATCTCCGGAGGCTATTTGAATATTTTTAGATTGATAGCCCCTAAATGGGCCCTTAGTAAGGGCCTTATTACAAAGCAGGTTTTAGAGGGCCAGTATTCTGATGCTGACCTTCAGACTTATAATGCCCAAGGCTATAATATATATTTCTTACCTAATAAACCTAGTGAATATATCTCCACTAAGATAGTGAATGGAACTGATATAGATGTATTCGATTGGGTATTTGTTGATTGTGATCTTAAAGACGGGTTCTACCCGAGTAAAGATGCTTTTATTGAAACTATATTGGCATCTGATTTACTTCCTACTAAAATCATAGACTCAGGTAATGGGGTACACGTATATTGGCGGGTATCCAATCTAGATGCTATGTCTTACCTACGATTTCAACGCCGTTTAACTAGATTGTTCAAAACAGATGAGGCTGTAGGTAAGTTATTTCAACTAATGAGATACCCTGGCACTGTCAATACTAAATACCTAGAAAAGTTAGTACCATGTGAACTGGTAGCCGAAGCTGATATGACTTATACAGCTGAAGAATTTGATAAGTTACTCCCAAGTATAACAATGTCTGACGAGAAGTTTTGTCAAAATCATTATAATCAAACACACAATATAAACGAGATAGTTATTAGTCCCGAAATCCCTACAAAATTTGGCAAATTATTGAAACAAAATGCTGAAGCTAAAGAGATATGGACAGAGCCGTTATCAGACAGATCTAAAGGAGACTTCAGATTAGGACATTTAATGTTCGCTAATGGCTTTACTAAAGATGAAGCCATGAGTGTATTGGTTCAATCCGCTAAGGCATTACAACGTTCTCCGATTTATAGAGTAACCTACGCCCATAATATAGTAGAAAAGATATGGACATTTGAAGACTTACCCGAAACTGATAAAGCTCATTCTAGTGTTAAAGAGATACTTCAAAGATCAGGATCAAATATTAAAGGAGAACGCCTTCCTTGCTGGAAGTGGATAGACGATACTGAAGCCGGATTCCGGGTAGGGCAAGTAATGGGGCTTGTAGGAGGTTCTGGAGTAGGTAAGACTACAATGGCTTTGAATATATTTCTCGGATTTGTAGAGTCTAACCCAGAATTAACTCACTTTTTTGTACCATTAGAACAGCCAGATAGAGAAATAGCACAAAGATGGGCAACTATGTGTGGTGATAAAACACATTTACACGATAAAGTACAAGTACTTAGCAATTATAATAATGAAGGTAAATTTAGAGATTTAAGTCTAGAAGATATTAAAAATAATATCTTAGAATTCACAAATAAAACAGGCAAACAAGTAGGGTGTGTAGTAATCGATCATATAGGCGTGTTAAAGAACGAAAATAAACTAGGACAAGATGAGGGAGTTAAAGGTATTTCTAAAGCAATGAAAGGATTTGCTGAAGAAACCAAGACATTTCTAATTATGCAATCTCAGACATCTAGAGAAAAAGCTGGTATAGGCGATTTAGAGCTGAATAAAGATGCAGCATTTGGCACCAGTGTGTTTGAAAACTTCGTAGATTTTTTAACTACTATATGGCAGCCTGTGAAAAGAGTATATGATCTAGGCGCCCCTACAGTTATAGCATATAAGTTCTGCAAAATTAGAACTAAGAATCAACTCATAGATGTATTAAAAGAAGACAAGCCCTACTCGGTGTTTTTTGACCCTCAAACCCAGCTTATTAGAGAACTAACTGAAGCCGAAGAAAAAGGACTAGGATATTGGGTGTCTCATGCTACTAATAAACGTAAGCAAGATAGAAAAACAGAAGTTGTTAATTACAACTCTATTAAGTGGTCTAAGTAGTTTATGGAGTTACAAGTAATAGATAGTCTAGATGGTTTGAAAAGACTTAAAAATATAATAGAAGAACTTGAATATATTGCATTCGATACTGAAACTACCGGGCTTTCTATTAAAGACGAAATCATAGGCTTTTCGATTTGTGGTGATGAGTCTATCGCCTATTACGTTATATTATCTAAATGGGATATTACAAATCATAATATGCAATACATAGATTACGGAGATGAAGTAAAGAACACTCTGAGTATGCTTAAAGGAAAGAAATTGATCTGTCATAATGGCATATTTGATTGCAAAATGGTAGAGGCCTATTTCAAAATCAAGTTAATAGAAAGTCTTCATACAGACACAATGGTATTAGCTCATTTACTTGATGAGAATAGGCGTATAGGGCTTAAAGAGCTTAGCGCATCTATTTTTGGCGAGTCCTCTACAATTGAACAAAAAGAAATGCTTAATAGTATTAAAGCTAATGGTGGAGAAGTAACTAAGGCAAAATATGAGTTATTTAAAGCAAATCCTTACCTTATTGGTAAATATGGTGCTAAAGATGCTTGGCTTACTTATAAATTATTTTTGAAATTTGTACCTCAATTATACGAACAAAAACTAGATAAGTTTTTTTATGAAGACGAGTCTATGCCATTACTTCGTGGGCCTACATATGATCTTAACACGACTGGCTTCCAAATAGATACTTTAGCAGTTTTGGCCTTAAAAAAGTCATTACAAGCCGAGTGTGAAGAAGCCAAGGCATATATATATCAAGAAATAACTTCTTATATTAAAGATAAATACCCAGGTACGACTAAAAAGACTTTGTTTAATTTAGGGTCAAATCAACAAATGGCATGGTTATTATTTGGTCAGATGCAGCTAGAGTTCAATACTCTTACAGATTCAGGCAAGGAATTATGCCGAGAATTAGGCATGAAAATACCTTATACTAAATATGCTAAGAAGAATCTTATAGACACCCTTTTAAACAGCGCTGGTAAGCCTTACAAGCCCGGCTACCAGCATAATGATAAAATAGTAAAGCCCAAACTAATAAAAGAGCCTTGGGCCTATATAGCAGTAGATAAAGAGGCACTAAAGAAACATGCCTCAAAACATAAATGGATAGCTAAGTTACTTGAGTATAATGCAAATAAAAAGATCTTGAATACCTATGTCTCAGCATTAGAACAAAAGCCTCAATACGGAATCATGCATGCAAACTTTAAACAAACAGGCACTACTTCTGGTAGATATAGCAGTAGTGATCCTAATCTACAGAACTTACCTAGAGATGAGAAACGTGTAAAGGCTTGTTTTGTATCTAGACCCGGCAAAGTATTCGTTTCAGCGGATTTTAGTCAGTTAGAACCACGTATTTTTAGCTATTACTCCCAAGACCCAATACTTATGTCAGCTTTTACTAACGGATCTGATTTTTATTCAGTAGTAGGCATACCAGTATATAACAAACACGATGCATTGCCTATTAAAGACGGGCATCCAGACGCATTTGGTATCAAATATAAGAACTTAAGAGATTTATCTAAAGTAATAGCATTAGCCACAGCGTATGGTTCTACGGCTTACCAACTAATGAAGACTACGGGTAAATCAGTAGAAGATACCCAGCATGATATGGACAGGTATTTCGAAGAATTCCCAGGGGTACAGAAAATGATGCAAGATGCCCATGATCTAGCAAAAATCAATGGGTATGTAACTAACATATTCGGTCGTCCTAGACGTATACCTCAAGCAAAAAATATTCCTCCTAAAATACAGCATAAAGACTTACCGTATGATCAGCGCAATATCCTTAACTTAGCCGTGAATCATAGAATACAATCTACCGCTGCATCTATTTGTAATAGAGCTATGATAGCATTCTATAATAATGCCATAAAATTAGATATTGACTGTAAAATCATTAGTCAAGTTCATGATGAGATAGTAATCGAATGTAAGGAACAAGATGCAGAAACAGCCCAGATATTGCTACAGGACGCCATGGAAAATACTGTTGTTTTGCCGGGAATGCCACTACAAGCTATTCCTATAATCTCTAAAACCTTAGCAAAATGAGCCAAATCCAATATAAACGATTTGACAAAATAATTAAAATAAATTCTTCGATATTTCCCATTAGTTAGTACAGGAACAAATTAAATGAGCGATAAAAAATTCGATTTTAATTCATTTTTTAAAAAACAAAAGCCAGTATTAAAAGTATACACTTATTGTGTAGACTGTAAATTCACTAAAAATAGTGACGATATATGGTTTCACGGGGATTATTCAAAAAAAGGACTGTGTAATGAGTGTGTTAAGGATCTTATA